GTAACAGAGCAAAAGACGCGTCCGAAATCTTCAAACCCTGCAACTCGAAAAAAGCCGCTATGTTTTCATCATTCAACATCTCTAAAAGTTTAGAAGGTATTTGAACAATGTTAACTTTATAGGTTTCAATCGGCTCTCCATCAAGCACCGCAAACATTTTTATAATCGCGGATTTATGCTTTTTTAAGATCACCTTTACTAATTCTGCCTTTGGTTTCGATGCATTTGCTTTGACTTCTTCGTCCTTGCATATTTCCATGATCGGATCTATCATATCAGCGATCACGTCAAGAGCATCTTCGTTTTGGATTTCGGATAATTTCCGCATCTTATTCCTCCTTAACTGTTACTGTAGCCTTTCCTGCATGAACGGCTTTATTTTCATCGTCAATAATTGCAACGACAATATCAAGACCTGTTGTCGAAGCAATTTCTGTGCTTCCGTCCCAATCTGTCCATGCGCTACCTGTAAGTACCGATCCTTCAGACGGGATTATTAATCCAACGCCTGTCTGATATACATAAGATTCATCTGTACCTGCAGAATCGCTACATGTAACCGCAGTTTTTCCTGTAGTGGTAGATGATGCAACGGATGTTACATTCATTTCGTAATCACCGCTCTCAGATTCTCCTTCCTTAACGTAAATCTCATAAGGAACTAAATCCTGATTATCTAAGCTGTAATGAGCTGTAAATGTGAAAGCAAACTGACCTTTTCCCTTATCGTTGGATTTAATCTGAAATCCACCTGTTGATAATGTGTTCAGCATGTGAATTGCAACGTATCCACCATTCTGAACTCCATTTTTATTGGAATAATCGCCAATCCACCATAACTCCTCAAAATCTGAATCAACGAGATCTCTACGAGGTTTAATGTGAGTAGCATCATTGGGATCTATATCAGCCGCACCAACAAGTTTTCTTGCCACACCTGCGGTTACTGTTACAAGTGTACCTGTAAGAGTGGTTTCTTCTTCGGTCAACTTCTTCAACTCTTTTGTATTCTTCGGGCAGTTATCAATGTCAGCTCCAAAATCCTCATAAGTAGGATTAGAAGCAAAGGTCAAACCGCCTGTGGTAGCGGCTAAAACCTCGCCAATAGCACCTGTGGCAGGATTGAAATAATCCGTCACGATACCTGCATTGAGCTGAATCTGCTTGAATGTATTCTGCGGAATTTTTGTATATTTCATTTATTCCATCCTCCTAACTAATAAACTCAACTTCTAAATTGAGCACTATACGTCGTATTGTATCGTTACTTACATCGGATAATCGTTGAGCCCAAGGCGTCCCCATTCTTACCCAAATCGTACCATCGTCGTAATCGAGGTTTACACCTCCATTTTTTAAGGCATTTTCTATTCGATTTGCAATTTCTGTTACACTCACCCATTTCATCGATCTATCAAAGATCGACACTGTAGCCGAAACGGGATAATCAAAAGATCCTACAGATACCGAATATGTTATATAAGGCAATTTTGCATCGTCAGGAACTGTATTTTCATCATATGCTTCTACACCAAACGATGACCAAAATTTATGTAAAGCTTCATATTTGTTCATCCGTTAACGTCCACTCCTCTGCTAAAACCTGCCTCATGTTCAGACCTGCTGTTGAAGGCGTTTTCTTGTCTTTACCATTCGATAAAACTCGAAAAATCGTCCCATCCTCTTCGCGTCTAATTACATCATGATACTGTAACATATTTGGTCTCTCGGTTGTGATTGTATACATTCCAACCACTCCCTGTTTTTCAGCTACCCTTGCCTGTAATGAGCTATCTTTTACTGCAACCGCTTTAATAGTAGCCCCGTCTGTCCACTCGGTACTATAACCTCCCATGTCATCAGAAACTGTACGCTTATCAATGATTGTAAAATCGCTCATTTGACTTGTTAACAAACTCATCCGATTTTCCTCCACTGATTAAGTTTAGGTCCAAACGCACTCCACCAAATCGGATGTGAATTCGAGCCACCATCCGATTGGTATCCTGCGCTCTTTGTATAGGAGTATCCTCCAAAACTTTCGGAGTTATATGGGGACATTACCTGACTATCGACACCGCCATACTTAGCAACCCATGCCGCGATTTCATCAACAACTTTTAAAAGAGCAGGAGGAATTGCAAGAGCCCAAACTTCACCCTCAAATTCCTCCGAAATTAGATGGGTTTCAGGATATTTATACACTCCGTCATTAAAAACCGAGCCTACAATCCTAAAATATTGATTGTTCTGTAAAAAGTCCACATCAACATTTCCATCATGTATGTTAAATTTTCCTCCGTACACTTCTTTTATAAAAAAGTTGTGTATATACCCAAGAATCTCTTCTAACATGCTTTTCCTCGCGTTTTCTTTGCCCTTCCTTTGGCTTTTGTAACCTCAGGCGTACTGACAGCCGTCTCTGTTTTCAGAGGCTCTTCCTTGACTTCAGAAATGCATTCCTGAACGTCCTGTGTCTGAATTATCAACGGAACACCTCTTCGATTATTCGATGATGCCAACTCGTTAATTCTCTGATCGGATACCGTCAAGCCTTCGCGAGGGAATATATCTCCCCCGCGATAAGCATGACTACAATCTTGGAGATCAACGAAAGGTCTTATAACCTTATATATCATGCACCTGCTCCAACTGTAGCAACAAAGAGAGAATTAGGATTGTAAAGTACAGGCATGAAAAGTGCCGAAGCCTTAGTCCAAAGAACTGCCGGATCCCATTCCATCTTCTGTGAAATGTAAACATAAGGTGATACGCCCGATGCGCTAGCCTGCAGAAGCTGACCATTATCAACCTCGGGAGGATTGCCCCATAAGCCGATACCCATTCTGCCGTTAGGATTTGTAGCAAAGAATGTAATCTTGTCAGCAGGGTAATATCTCTTCTGAGTGATAATAGGCTTGCCGTCTTCGCTTAACTTAGCATCTGCACCATATGTAAGATCATTGATGACGATTCTGTTGATACCAAACTCCTCATTGAGGTAGTTATTTAACGCTGAATTAGAAACAAGAGCACCAACACCGATGTTTCCGTTAATTGCCTTCTGAATGGAAGCATGCTTACGGATCTTTGAAATGTTCTGCTTAGAGGTAAGAATGCCTGAAATTACAACGCCCTTCTTGGTAGCATCTTCGATGATCGCCTGAATCTGCTCGGAAATATCATCATTCTCACCGAATGTGATTGTGTAACCAAGCTGATCTTCGGGAACGCCGTAATCAACGGTAAGATCAAGGTCATTCTCCTTGATAGTTACCTTACCTGTAGCCATGAGCTCATTCTTTGCAACCTTTGTACGAGTTACAACCTGATCTGCAAGACGGATACCGTCATTGATCACGTAATCATACATCTCATCGTTGCGAACACCTGCACGGGTAAGAGCTCTCATACGCTCACTCTGATTGATCTTTACCTTGATTAATCCCTTCTCGATATTGTGGTTATCAATCGGGATTCTGATTGTGGTATTTGCCTCTGAATCGAAGCTGTGGAACTGAGCCATCACAGGAATCTGATACTCACTTCTAATAGACTGCCAAGCCGCGATCAGGTTATTTGTCTTATCGTCTCCGAAAAGTCCGTCAATAGGATCATTAGGTCTGTTAACCCTGAATCCCATGTCAAGCCATTCCTCCTGAGGAATGAATCCTAAAATATTGTTTTCAAATCTAGGCATTATTTTATCCTCCTTCAATTAATAAGGTCTTGTAACTGCAGGCTCGCTTACGAACTTAAATCCAAGTGCCTCAAGTGCTGACTTAGCCGCACTTGCAAGGCGGACATCAGATTTCTCGTAGTAAGTCTTGGTCTTATCGCCTTCAGTATCATCGGATAACTCGTATCCGCCTGCGCCGTCGCTCTCATACCAACCCTCTTCAACAGGATTAAGAACAGCCGCATAATCAGAAACCGCGGTATGGTCATCATCATCGATGTAATAGGTCTTTGAAGTATTAACTGTTTCGTCTGTAGAATCAGTGTAAACATACGGGCTCTGCTCTGTGCCTGCTCCGCTTCTTTCCTGCCATCCCTGAGCCTTAGGACTTACAAGGTCTTTCAGAGTAACTGAATCATAATCAGCACCTGTGATTGCAAGTCTATCCTCATAAACCTCACCCTTGGTTACTACAGATCCGGGCATATTGCCTGTGCTAACATCAACATCTTCGTATGCAATACCAATTGCATTTCCATCATTGGTAGGATATGCTGTACCCATGGGCACGTACTTTCCGCCATTTGCCGCGGTCTTTACAAGTGCGCTATTGCTATTAAACTGCTTAGTTTTCCTTACACATTCCTCATGAGCGAGGAAATACCCGGGCGCATATACCTGAGATGAAGTATCATTCTGAATAAATGACATTGTTATTCCTCCTTTACTTTTCCGTATAAGTTTTCATAATATTTGTTAGCAAGCTCTGCCGCCCTGCCTGTTCCGCCTCCGTCTTTGTTATCATTCTTCGGAGGTGTTTCAACGCCTGCGCCTCTTGTTTCCTTGCTAACAATAAACCCACTCCAATCGGTCTCAATTTTCTTTTTGAGATCCTCGGCATTCTCAAATTCACCCTTGTCATTGAGTTTTAAATCGGTAAGACTTGTAACCTTGATGATCGAATCAATATACTTATCTCCGACCTTGCAATCTGAAAGAAGCTTGGTATAAGCCGTTTTGATCTGTGCCTGCTTTTCCTTGGTTGCTATGTCGGTCTTGTACTTCTCGAACTCGTCATGCTCCTTGGTGTACTTTTCCTGCCAATTATTGTCTGCGACGTCCTTTTTCAGGGTGTCTAATTCTTTTTGAACTTCAGCGAGTTTCTCTGCCTCACCTTTAAACTTGTCCCTATCTGCTTTAAGGGCGTCTGTTACGTTGGTGTGTTCCTCAATTACGGCACTGATCTGCTCGTCCGTCAGATTCATACCTTTTAAGAATGCTCTTGTTAATGCCATGTGTTATCTCCTTTTCTTTGGACAAATTCTTCTGTCTACGAGATTTTTGAGTAAGTCCTTCTACTCTTACTTTGATTATAACATATAAAACAGATGTTTGTCAAGTGGAAATCATATGTTTTCCAACTTGTTGCAGGTCTAAGTGTGTTGTATTGTATTGCATCCACCCGGGAGGGTGGGATGCAATACAACACCAACACATACTTCAAGACCGCCGATGTTGCAATGTTGTATTGCATGTTGCATAATACAACAACCCTATTGTCCCATACCACTGAGTTGATCATTCAGTATCTTCTGATATAATCCCATATGGTCCTCCAAAGCAGGTCTTATAAATGGTCTTGGGCGTACATATCCTGAGCTTATCCCCTGACCGTGTTCAGAAGTAAATTGCTCCCAAGCAGGCGGAACTTCGAAATAAGGACCTGTTCCAAGCTCAACATATGGCGCATACTCTACGTTACTGCCAATAATCAATTGATCTTCCGTGACTTGGTGAGTTATCGAATTTCGGAGAGTGCCTCCTCGGTATCCCTTTTTACCCGTACTTTCGGGTGTCCCGACAGGACACCGCCCCTTTGCATATTTCTCCGCTTTTATACCGATCATTTCAAGGGCTGTTTGAATTGCCTCGCTCGCCGCTTCTTTAAACTGATCGGTGTTATCTTCCATCGAAAAATCCCAACTCATGTCTCCACCTCCTTTTCATAGTGTGGACACATTGCATAATCCCACACTATGTCATGTGGCTTTCGAGTAAACTTATCACACGTCATATATGTTGATCTGTCATAAGTTACTCCCATTATGATTGCAGGCTTCAGTTTGTATTTACATGTTGCACATAATATATCATCGGGTGGATTGACCGTTCGAAAATCTTCTACTTCATATCCGTCTTTGCGGTTGTTTGCCATATATATCACCTCCCATTATCTATTATAACATGTCAATAAACACTTTGTCAATATATTTATCTGTTCTTAGCCTTTTCATAAAGATCATCATACCTGTGAGGATCTTGACCGATCAAATCAATATCGAGGTATATCTTACCCCAACTGTCTTTTTCAACCTTTGTGATTACGAAATCCGAGTTACGCTGAAGTAATGTCTCTAACTCACCTCCGAAACTACTCTGCGTCTGTATACCATCCCAATTGATGCCGTAATGACCTCCGCTGAACGCCGAGAATGGCTCACAATACAATGCCTGAGTGCCTGCAGGACAATATATATTGAGAATACTACCGCTAAAACCTTTACCTTTGGCTGAGCCACATGACATGAAACCCGCGTCAGAAATGGTTTTCCCAAGTAATAACTGTTCAAGCTCCTCCTGAGAAGCATTTCGAAGGGTTTCTGTAGGTATCCCGACAAAATTAGAAAGACCACTTATCGATTCAATACCACGTTGTAACCATGTATCATTTTGCATATGTGATTTTTCAAGCAGGTTTGTAAGATCATTAATCATGCCTTCAGCATGCTCTCTATCAAGCGCAACATTTCCGATACCTACAGGATTGCTCCAAGAGCCGTCATATCCTCTTGTAGGTCTGTTAAATTTACCTGAGCCTGCAGTGTATTCAAATGCCGCACGTTTTTCTCCATGCGTTGCATTTCTCCAAACTTCTCCTGCATTAGCTCGAAATGCGTTGTCTGCCTCTTTACTTGATTGCGCCCATATTGCGGCATCTTTACGTCCTTGAGTATAGGCGTCTTTATCAAATGTTTTGCTATAATCAGGCTTTGGTTTCAAACTGTTTGCAAATTTTTGTGCCTTGGTTTTCTCGGTAAGTAACTTGGAGTATTCCTCACCGTGCTTTTCAAACTCCTCCAATAGCTCCAGTTTATCGGTCATGCCCTTAACCTTAGCCTCTGCATTTACATATATCATCCACATGTTATCGAAGTCATCTTCATCCATATCAAGCGACTCCATAATTTCTTTTACCTTGGAGTCCTCGAATGCTTGCAGTTTATGTCCCGAATGTTTTGAAAGGGCATTCCACAACTCCTCACCCGCTTCTTCATCGGGAGCGATATCATCATAGAATTCCTTTTTATATTTGCTTATATGCTCTTCATAATATTCTTTCTTGGCGGAAATAGAATCTTTCTTCTGCTCCCAATCAGCATACGAAACGGACTTACCATACCAAATACCCTCAAATTTCTTATCCGCACCCTTGTCTTTGATTTCCTGCTCAATTTCATCGAGTTTCTTTTTGGCGTCCTCGTAATCCTTCTTCTGTTGTTCTTCCTCGGAGAGTTTCTTTGTTTTAGCCTTTGCTTTCTTTGCTGAGGCGGCGGATTGCTGAGGTGTCTTGCTTGGTTGAAAGTCTTTTCCATACTTGGCTTTATACCACTCTTTGTAGGTCATATCCTTTACGGGTTTCCCGTCAATATTATCGTATCTCTCAAACTCCTCGGGATAATCCTCAAGATCTCCTACAAGTGTGCACCTGCAGTTGTAAACCTCATGGGGAGGTCCATCAGGATCGCCCGGATATCTACAACCATTTGAGAATTTTTGTGGATGCCACTTGTCGCCAACTTTAATCGTCTCCCCGTCCATCGCCGCATGTGTATCACGTGTACGAGCGTCAAATGTTGCCATCCATTGTTGAATTAACTTGATACCTTTTGCCTTGGCGTCTATAAGACTTTGTGATCTTCCTGCATTCTGTGCTCCCGTCATCGCTGTTCGGGCAAACGTCATAGAAGAATTTTTATTCTGCATGCTCAAATTTTTGGATATCCGGTCCGATATCTTGTCGAGGCTCTCGCCCTGAATGATTCCCTGAGTAACCGCGTTATTAAGCTTCTTCTGATTCCAAATATAGTCCTTTTTCTCGTCGATCTTCCACTCGGGCAGGAGTTTGGGATCGTCTTTAATCAGCTTAACTACAGTTGCCTCGTCGTATATACCAAGACCAAAATTTATACCCGCGCCATGTTCAAGACCATATGAGGTGTAATTAGCATTGAAGGCAAAAACATCATGAGATTCTCCGCTAATTATCTTTGCCGCAATTTGGTTTGACTTCATGATTGTTTTTGTAATCTGTGCTTTTTTAAGCTTCCATTGATCACTTTGGAACACCTGACCTTTTAACCAACTATCATACTGCTCCTGAGTAATCTCCCCGTCCTGCAGTTTCTTTGTATATATGGTGTTTTTAGTAACAAACTTACTTGTAAACTCGTCCATCTTCTTTGAGATGTCCTGATATGCTTCGGCATATACATCTTCAATATTTTTGGTGAGTTTATTGATCTTCTTTTGTGTATAAGTCTTTCCTGCGTCCATAGGTTATCTCCTATTCGATCACGGTTACTTCTTCCTCTTCTTCAGGCTCTTCGTTTTGTTCGAATCGGCTTTGTGATTCTTCGTCCCTTCTTGCAAGAACATTTGCTACTTCATCAACGGAAATGAAAGGAAGCTTAGAAAGTACCGTCTCGTCATCTAAATAATCAGACGCAAGCAGAATTGTTTCGGTCTGCTCCTTCTGATTGGAAATACGATTTCTTTTAAACGTGGGATTATCTTCAATACCAACAATACCCAAAATGCCCTGTAGGAATTCATTTACCTGATATTCAAAGTCATCCGCCTCTTCGTCCATTGGCTGATACGCCGCGTCAATATGATCGTTTGTTGCGCCTGCCGCTACCGTATGTACATCTAATGCACCGAAATCCTCATAAATTCCTGATCTGATTTCATCAAGATATTCTTTCCTTGCTTGATAAGGTATCTCCTGAGTATATGGTGTAACTTTTGAATTATCGGTATCAGCAACGGCAATATGATTAAACTTGAGGCGTGATCTGAACTTCTCTAATTCTGTGGGATTCATGCCCATGCAGTTTTCGAGTATCCAATAAACTTGCGCACAATCGGTTAAATCGTTTGCAAAGCCTGAGCGGATAAGATCAAATGAATCTATCTTCTCTTTCATGCCTATAAGCGTGGATTGTTTAAGGTGAGATCCCCACATAGGTATGATCGGGAGATCGCTGTAATTTTCTTCTTCAATTGCTTCATCTCCGCCAACTTCGGTCCTGCTTACTACTTGCATGTATGCTCTTTTTGCCTGTATTTCTTCAAAATCAAATCCAACCTGCGCTTTGGATTTATACTTGGTATAGCCATCCCTTTCGTATAACACAGCAACCGTGGGTTTGTTTTTATCGATTCTCCAAAATCTGATACCTGCCCTTAACACGCCATTATCTTCATCCCACAAAGGAACAAATTCAGTGATCGGGAAAATGTATAACCTGTCTTTATTCCAAAAACCAAAGGTTACACCGTGAATCAAGGCATTATATCCTGCCTTTTTCAAATCAATGTCAAATCTATCTCCGAAAAATTCCTTGGTCTCGTCAATGGTAGTCTGCATACCATTCTGATCTTTCACAATTCTCTTGTGATCCGTAAACTGTACACCATTCCCGAGAAGATAAGTACACCTCTGAGTGTTTAATCTGTGGAAGAAATTCGAACATAATTTGTTGTTTGATGCCGTAAAGTCCTCTACAGGTGTACCCGTTAATGTAAAAATCGTCTTTACATAGTTTGTAATTGTTTCATTTCTCTGATGATCATACTCATCCGCACTCTTAGCCGTAAGATAGATGTCGCTTTTCATGTGCTGAGTTATCGCTTCGGTGAGTGCGCTTTCGATGCCTTCTGACATCTTCTTTTCAAAATCCTGATATGTGTACATTTTGCCTCCTCCTAGTATGTTTTAATAGGCTTAACAAGCCTCATTGTGTTTACAAAATAACGTTTCGAATCCATTAAGTGGTCCGCCTCTTTTACAGGTCTTTCGTCGAGTGCCTTAGTATCCCATACATATCCCTGCACTTCTTTTCTCCAATTTTTACATCGGGAGTGTATCTTGATTAATCCTCTCCGCATAGCCGTAGAAGTATTACGAATACCATTTGACACATCGTTATCTGCAGGGATCACCTTGAAATATCGTGATCTTTTAATCAAAGCTATAAATGATGCCGCAGAGGGATCTATAATTACGGGTATGCGCTCCAACCATTCGTTGCCCCATGCATCAATTGTCTTGTGTTCCTCGTTGAATTGTATACGTTCCTGAGCAAATAATTCGAGCATCTGCATATATTCATCATCGGTCTTTTGAACTCCTGTATCTCTCCCTGAGTAATACAACTCATCGGGAGCATACCATGTATCTCCACGTTTTTCCCATTTAAGAGCGGCAAATGGATTTGATGTTCCGTAGTCTATCGAGATCGCAAAATCGGAGATTGGCTCGGGAGGATTTTCCGTATATATTGCGTCAAGGAAATTTGGATAAATCAACCCTTCAGCTAACGTCCAAGCTCCGAGAATGTATCTGTCAAACCATACTGAGCCCGCATATTCAGCTTCAAGTGCTTTTACGTATTCTTTCGGTAAAAATGGGTTGTCATAGATCGTGTAATTCTGACAGTATATATCAACTCCTCGTTCTGCTGAATCGAGAAACTGTTTAAACCAATGATTGGGGCTTGATGGGTTTGTGGTAATGTCTGCTATTGACCAAGGGAGCGATAATCGGGACTTCAACATTTCAAACACTTCCATATTTATATCCGTTGCCTCGTCAATTGCGACATATGCTATCTCTGATCCTCTGATCTTAGCTACCTGCCGTATGTTGTCCGCGCCAATACAGTAAACTTTCTCTCCAAGAATTTTGGCTATATTTTGGGAGTTTATGCTTGAGGCTACTCCGTCACCATATATATCGCGCATTGGTTGCAGGACGTTTCTTTCTATATTCGCACGTGTTGCCCCAAGTATAACTCTAAGCCCACGGAGGTTTTTACGTTCCATGAGCCGCGCGGGTATGCAGTACGAGATCTGACAGTATGATTTTCCTGATCGTACTGCTCCGCAGGCTACATTCCATCTATGATGCGCCTCGCGGATATATTCTGCTTGTTTTTTCGTTAACTCAAATTGTGTCTGCATGTTGCTCCACTTCTTTTTTAAAAAGGAAAGCAAGCTCTCGGATATGTCTCCGACGCACGGAGACGCCCTTCTTTTGGCTTCGAGCGGTCTCTGCCGTCCAAAAGCACCCTTCCGTCACTCGAAGCCAAAGACGAGCTTCTTTTTTAAAAAGGAAACGCTACTGCTCGACGATTTCTTCAGTAGTCTCAATCTGCTTGCTGTTTCCGTTTTCAGCAACCTCTTTCATAGCAACAAGTATGTTCTGTACCGTCTCAACATACTGAGTCTGCTCCAAGGGCTCTTGTACTGCTCTCCACCTTCCGGGTAGTTTGTTGTAAAGATAAGTAAGGATCGCTTTTACATCGGGAGGCATGTGCTTTTTGTACTTCTTCGTCATGATCACATCGCCTTCCACCAATTCCCAAACTTCCTCCCAATAGTCATATCCTGTGGCTCTCTTAAGTAAAGCTTCCTCAACCGTCATATCCACAAGATCTTTAGAATTATTAAGAACTTTCCTTAATTCATCGGATTCTTTTAACCAATGGGAGAAAAAAGCAGTCTTACCAACGCCGATATAATCTTCTACAATTTTGGTTGTAGATATACCTTGCCTTTTCCACCCACCAATTAGTTTAAGACCATTATCAGAGAGCCAAAATGCCTTTCGCTCTCTCTGACCTTTGAGATTATCAGGGAAATCAACATATGCCATATATGCCACCTCCTATATCTATTATACCACATCTGCGGTCAGTTGTCAAGATGTCCATTGGCAATCTCGGCAATATAATAATTGGCTCTCTTCCGGTATTGAGCCGCTCGAATATATCCTGTTGTACTGTTGTGTTGCAGGCGTTGTTGTGTTGTATTGTGTTGCAACATTAAGAATGTTGCAATACAATACAACACGCAACCAAACGCGGTGTTGTATGATGCAACAAATGCCACGAAGCCCGTACGGACGGGCATTCTGACGTGTTGCATACCCTTGCGTTGCATTCGGTGTTGTATTATGCAACACGAGAGGGTTGTTGCATAGTATGCAACAATGTTGCAACAATACAACAACAAACGTTTGTTTGCTGAAATCGAACACACGTTTTGTGCAATTTGCACAATCGAGGATGCTAAACTTTGTGCAATCTGCTAATTGACAAAAGTATATTTTCCATGTTATAATGTTTTTAGAAACAAACAAAACACACCACCACTTCAGACAGGGTGGAACACAGAAAAGGAGATCACAATTATGAAGAACACAAACGCAAACAACGGACAGGCACAGATCATCGGAATCGAAGTTAACGGAATCAAGTACACACAGACCAGACCCGGGTACTACTACAAGAACGAGAACGGCAAGCAGGTAAGAATCCCGAAGAACGAGTGGGAGCAGGTATTTGCTGAGTACACTCAGACAGCAAGCGATAACGCAGATCAGGACGCATGGCAGGCAGAAGCAGACGCAGAGAAGCAGGCAAGAGAGCAGAAGCAGGCAAACGACGACAAGCAGGCAGAGAAGAACATGAACAAGCAGGCAACCAAGAAGGCAAGCAAGCCTCGCAAGAGCAAGGACATCGCATTCGAGGGAACGTTCGAATACGCAAACGAGGAATTCCACATCACCCTTACTGCAAAGCAGGTAAAATTCATTAAGAGGATGCCCGAGGATGACTTCTACGAGCATGGACTCGATAGCACACTTTGGATAGACGTTTTCTGCGACACAATCGCTGACGAATTCAACCCTATGGCAGTTGGTGCAATGGTAAGCACACTCCGCGAGAAGAAGCTCCTCGGAGTAGACGTGCAGAAGATGAACGGCAAGAAGTGCAAATACTTATTCTTCACCGCACTTGGAATGCAGGTAGCAAAGGAATTGGGGCTCAACTAAGAGCCTCTTCCTTTTTAAAAAGGAGGGCTGAGATATGGCGGACACGACAGACAAGAGTTGGTTTGAGATATGGTTTGAGGATATGCAGAGCATAATAGCAACAATGCAGAGAAACATGCAGGCGGACATAGAAGTCGGGTACAACCCGCAGGGGCACTGCATTCGCAAACAGCAGGTGGAGATCGAGGAAAAGCAGAGAATATTCGACCTGCAGATGGAGCAATTTAAGTACATGGAAGATGCAAAAGTGAACAGATGGTGTTACTACGACCTGAAGAAGAGAGGAGCGATTACATGATATACGGAGCAATAGCAGGAGATATAATTGGTAGCAGGTTTGAATTTGATATGCCGAATTGGAGGAGGGACTTCGATCTCTTCACCGAGGAGAGCAAATTTACGGACGATACAGTGATGACCGTCGCGATCGGTATGGCATTAATAGATATGCCCGATGACATAAAGAACGAGCGGGCGTATAAGAAGACGTTCATACAGGAAATGCAGGGACTTGGAAGACAATTTCCCGATGCAGGGTATGGCGCAGGATTCGGGGTATGGCTGAAAATGGACCACCCGCAACCGTACGGGAGCTTTGGAAACGGCTCGGCGATGAGAGTATCGGCAATCGGATGGAAATACAACGACCTCGACAGGACAAGACAGGTAGCGCGATGGAGTGCAGAGGTATCTCATAATCATCCTGAGGGAGTGAAAGGAGCAGAGGCAACAGCAACTGCAATATGGATGGCGCGAAATGGCTTCTCGAAAGACGAGATAGCAGAAAAGATGATCGAGGAATTTGATTACGATCTGTCAAAGACAGTAGATGAGTACATAGTTGAACATATGCATGACGAGACGTGTATGGACACAATGCCGAAAGCATTAATGGCATTCTACGAGGGCACGGACTTTGAGAGCGTAATCAGGAACGCGGTAGCGATGGGAGGAGACACGGACACGATAGCGGCAATCGCAGGAAGTATAGCAGAGGCAATGTACGGAGTGCCTGACATGATCAAAACATCCTGTTACCGCAGGTTGACACCATTGTTAAGACGTATGGTGGACCTCATTGAAGACAGCGAAGAATAACTATTGTCAAAAATATACTTGACAAAATGGCATTTGATGTGTTATAATGTAATTAGAACAAATAACAAAGTTGGTGACCTATCAGACGACACGGGGAGAATGGAGATCATATGAATAATCAGAGAATTTTTGTTGACAGATCAACTACATGGCATGCAATCGGTAAGAGCGTAGAAGAGTGTAAGAACATGGAGCAGGTGCTCAAGGCGAGCGGACTTGACTATGAGGTAACTAAAGAGCCGATATCCTTACTCGGCAGTAACAAAGCGATTCCGAACAGATTTGTAACCTGCAGACCTGAGAATGGTGGACTTAAGATATACGACGTAGTAAGCGACAAATATCAGATCATACAGAACAGAGACGCATTTGACTTTGTGAACTACATGGGCGATGACTTCCAGTTTGAGAAGGCAGGCGAGACAAAGAGTGGCATGGTTTACATCATCGGCAAGCTCCCCGAAGTAAATATCCTTGGAGATGCCTTTACACCACACGTAATTTTCCGCAACGGCTTTGATGGAAAAATCAAAATCACAGCCGCAATTACACCGCTCCGCTTGGTGTGCCAAAACCAATTTAATTTCGCATTCAAGAATGCAAGCAACGCAACCACGATCAGGCACGTAGGCAACGCAGAAAAGAAGCTTGCCGAAGCAAAAGAAATCCTTAGACTTTCAGCGGACTACATGAGCGAATTAAATACAATGGCGGAGCAATTCGCAAAGATCAAGATGAACAAAGACCGCCTGCAGAAGGTAACAAATCTCCTCTTCCCGTTGCCCGAGGGCGTTGAAATGAACGCATACAAGCGCAAGCATTTGGAAGATCAGAGAGCGGCATTCCTCAAGGCTCACGAGGCAGAGGACAACGCAAACTTCAGAGGCACGGCATGGGGACTTGTAAACGCCTACACGGATATGATCACCCATAAAGAGCCTGCAGGCAACCGCGATGACAAACTCGAAGGTAAGTTTGTAAATACCACCTTCAAGGTAACAATGAATCCGATAATCAACGCAATCGAGGCAGTGGCTTAACAGCCACTCCTCACCCTTGGAAAGGAGATCACGACATGGAAGATAAGAATAAAATCAGGGATAAGATCAAGAAACTGTTAGCATTGGGGCAATCACCGAACGAGAATGAAGCGCGGGACGCGATCTTGTTAGCACGGAAGCTCATGATAAAGCATAAAATGTCCGAGGCAGATATCACTGATCATGATGCAAGCAAAATGGTACATCAGACCTGCGACATCAAATGGACCACCGATTCGGGTGAGATATGGATCACAGACATTTGCAGATTGATATCCGACAACTATTGTTGCGTTTCCGCTTGGAATCATCAGCACGGGACGCGTACTTATAAGCTTGTATTAACAGGAATGGAGAACGACCTGCAGGTATGTAAAGATGTAATCGAATACGCGGTTGGATTTGTAAGAGGGCGGATAAAGATACAGCAGAAGAAATACTTTGGAGATCCCAAAACAATAGCAACCTCATACGCAAAGGGCTTTGTATCGGGACTTGAAATGGCATTTGAAGATCAGGACGAAAAGGAGGAGCAGGAAAACCAAAATTGGGCACTCGTGGTACAGAAACCCGAAGAAGTACAGAAATACGCTGACAGCCTCGGGAGCAGGAATGTGAAAACGCGGAAAACCCAATTTGATCCCTTGGCTTATATGAAAGGGCAGAATGACGGGCGCAATTTCAGCGCAAATAAGGTACTGCAAGGCACTTGACAAAAATACTATTGACAGGATAACGCATCCTGTGTTATAATAGTAGCATAGGGCAGGGATTCTAACCCCTTTCCTTGCCCTTTCCTTGGCTTTGAGAGTTTCTAATCCCCCTGAAATACGTCGGAATAGTCTCAAAGCCAAAGGAAATACCAAGAAAAACGCGGGAGATATATGAGAAAGGAGATCACAACATGAAGATCACAATGAAAATGGAAAAGGCAACCAAGAACACAATCAGATTTGAGGAGCAACTTGCGAATGAATTGGACGCTCCTAAGCTCGGCACAATCTACATTCCTAAGAGTACACTCGGTGAGATCGGATGGCAGGAGGGAAATCCGATCACCATTGAAATCGAGGTGGGCTGAGACTATGTGGTTAAAAGTAGGAACGAGTAACATGTCAGGAATGGTCCAAATCACCAAATATAAATGTTCGTTATGTCGTGACCGCTTCCTATTTGTCAATGATGACGAGCCCTTCAAATCGCATTATTATTTCTGCCCCAATTGTGGGGCAGATATGCGTGTAAGGGATACGGATGAGGAAAGCTGTTTAACGTGCATCCACTACGGCGAGCAGTACACGCCGACGGGATCATTCGAATACTGCGAAAGGAAACAATCGTTTAAAGGAGTAGAACTCCCGAAGCATAAGTGCGATAAATATATTAGAGATAAGGAGATAGAGATATATGATTAAGTATGAACAGGATCACGGAGAAATTAAGGAATTAATAATAGAAGGTAACGTGTCTGAATTGATAGCAGACATTGCAGTGCTTGTATGTAAGGTATACGACATAATAAATCAGGAAAACAGTATAATGGCAAGTTTATTTATACATATGATGCATAAATCAATAGATCGTGTGGCGGGAGCAGGAGCGTTAATGGAAATGATACGTACGATCATGAATAAAGATGATCAGGAGCAGGACAAAGAATCCAACGAGAAAACCATGGATGAAATCATAGATGACTTCAATAAATGGTTGAAAAAAGAGGTTAAAGATAACGATAAATAAGGAGAGATGTAATGGAGAACGACCGAGATTGTAAGAATTGTAAGCACTACAAACTTGCATATATAGGCATAAATTATACAGCACATTCCTGTGAAAGATGGAATTGTAAATTTGAGCCAAAGGAGAATACAAATGAAAATACAGAGAAAATTGTTGACGAAGGAACAGAAAGCGGCGATCTGTAAATCTAATACATGTGTTGATTGTCCATTGTTAATGCGAGGAGTAAATATACACGGATGTTATTCAAGGGCGGATAGAATAACGCAGGATATCGAGAACTTTTGGAACGAAGAAGTGGAGGTGGAAGTATGAAAGATTTTATAACAACAGTATTTGCGGTGATAGGAATATGGGCGTTTATAGCATTAATTGTGGTTGTAGGAAAGATTGATCAGGATATTATACCATTTGTTGACGGAGTAAGAAAATCCATTTTGTACTGCATTTTATTGGTGGTTTCGGTGGTTGTAAACGTACTTATACCAAAAGATAATCAGGAGGATTCAAAGTGTTTGAAAATATAACAAAGCATATAATAGCTCCGATGATCTTAGTTATGATCATGAATGGCGTGATAACATCTGCAGATCAGCTTAAACACGATGTCAACCAAAGGGATTGGGACTTGTTATCAGCATGTATGCAATTAGAAAATGCTAATAACGGAGACGAATGCTTGCTTCTTACAGGCTCAGTACCATTAAATAGAGCGTATTATTGTAGTTGGTGTCCTGATACAATTGAAGGAGTGCTTTATCAAAAGGGACAATATGCATCAAATACAGTTAAAAACCTTGAAACAGTAATAGTAAATGATCATATACGACTTTTAGCAAAATACCTGCTTATATATGGACCGATATGCCCGCCAAATGTAGTGTTCCAATCTCAGCAGAAAAACCTCGGAAGTAAACATTACAGAGTGATTGAGACACCCGACGGACCTGAATACTTTGCATATGAATAGGAGGAAAATACATGATAACGATGATTTGCGATTGTTGCAAACAGCCGATGAATATGGATGGTCCTAAACGACCTGCGTTTCAGTTTAAAATGGAAATGCTCAAATATTCATTGTTTGGAAAATTACCCGAGGTTGTTGAAGAGGAAAAATATCATATTTGTAGGGAATGCTTTGATAAAATACGAAAGGAATGTCAAAACAGTAATAAGATAGAGAATGAAGAGGCAGGTGATATAGATGAAAATTGAAAAACGATGGACAGTACCATTTAAAAATGTTAGAAATGGGCAAGTTTTTGATTATTTAGGTAGTATTTATATGCGTGTTGCAATAGTAGATGATGTGGGCAGGTTTGTGTGTAATGCTGTAAATCTTGAAAATTGCAATTATACTATAGTTGTTGATGATGCACGAGTATTATTATATGAAAGTGCAAAAGTAGTATTGGAATGAGGTGAGCGAATGACAACATTAAACGACATTTCGACGAAATTAAATATACTTGCTTCCGAAGTTGGTGGAGGTCACCTTTCGAATGAAAAGATCGAAGAAACACTTCGCGACATAAGCAAAGAGGTGTTTGACTTGGCTTTTAAAATTCGCAAAAGTGCTGACATAGTGCTCCCATTCTTAGGTATATCCGAACGCACCTATAGGATTTTGTTAAGGCAGGAAAATATTGAGCAAAACAGCAGGAGAGAGGTGAGCGAATGACAGACGAATCTATGAGTTATCTCGATGCCTTAAAAGAAATTAAAAGGCTGAAAGAAGCATTGGACAAGATAAGGGCGGAGATAGAAGAACACGCAAAAATCAATCAAAATTCAAATATAGATAGAGCAAGAGCATTATGTTGGTGTCTTGACGTAATTGACAAGTACAAGACAGAACGTGAGGTAAGGAATGAACTTTGATAAAGAATGGGAAGTTGAAGCAACTATAGAGATTAAAACATCATTTTTATGCGACACAAAGGAAGAAGCGGAGAAAATGGCTAATGAGTATTTAACAGAATTGTGTACAGGGTTATATCCAGATTGTTGTTCCAACAGCTACGAAATTGAGAGCATATACAGTTATACAGAGGCAGGTGATACAGAATGACAACGGCTGACTTATTAAAACGTATGCACGATTATGATATAAAGCTACATCCGTATGCTTTATATTGCAATCCAGAGGACGCTAAAGAATTAAAGGAACATTTACCTGAAACGGTCAAACTTATACCGCTTTCTACTGTAGACAAAGGAATAAGTTACTTGGTAGACAGGGCAGAATGTGAAAAAGAACTTTATGCTCCGGGTTTAAGTCTTTTAGGAGGTGATACAGAATGAGTGTGGTATTAACAGACATGGATATACCAGAATGTTGTCAATGGGAATGTCAATTATGTAATGGAGATGGCGGGGCTTGTATATTGGGGGTGTATGATAAAAAGGCAAATGTGAAAATTGAAAGACCTAATGGTTGCCCTCTTAAATCCATAGATGGGCTATTAGCGGACATTTACAATATGGTTGATGATTCTATTGTATATGGTCATTTGGTCAATCTTACTTCTGGAAGAAAAGATATTGAGGAAACAGTTACAGCCATTGGCGATGATTACAGAAAGATAGTTATGAATGTCATTAAAAAGTATTGTGAGGCAGGTGATACAGATGCTTAAAGTCGGAGAATGTCAGGGTTACACAAATGAAGATTGCCCGAATTGCGGCAGACACCGAGTAGAGCATTATTCAAAAGGCTTTGATATCTGTGAAAAGTGCCGTTGGTGTATACAGTTGAATCGTTATATTTCGGATGATGAATTTTATGATGAGGAAGAAAATTATAGTTGGTTAGAGGTAGGTGATACAGATGGAAACAGTTGAGATTGTGATTAAAATTGATAAAAATACATTTGATGCGGTTAATGGATTATCAAAATTTGTAGATGGTAACCACATAATTAATGGTTACCAAATGAAAGGTCACAGTACGGTCGGTAGCATGATAACAGCAATCGCAAACGGCACTGTACTTCCTAAAGGGCATGGAAGGTTATTTGATGAAAAGAATTGTTGTATTATATCAGGATTAATATCTCCTGAGAATTCAATTCCAATTATAGAAGCAGACAAGGAGGTAGACAATGAGTGCTGAAAACGGGAAAGTTTGCTGTAATTGCCGACATAACATTCGCAAATGGGATGAAGATGGTGAGTGTGGCTGTTATTGCGAAATAGATGAAAGATTTATGACATATACTAGAGTTATGACAGGTTGGTGCAGGCATTGGGCGAAAGATAAGGAGATTAAGAATGGCTAAAAGTATAACAATAGTGCAGGGACTACATGAGAAACTTGAACGGGCAATAAACAAAAGTCCTTTAAACCTATCACAGATATGTGAAAGGGCTAAAATATCAAGACATATGTTATGGCAGTATCGTTATGACATGATCACACCGAGCGCATTAGTATTGGCAAGATTAGCGGTTGTCTTGAATATAAGTACGGATTATTTGCTTGGTATAAGTACAAAGGAGAGTATAAATGAATAGATGGCAGAATCAAGAAGAAGCTTTTCAATTTGCAATGTCTCGCAATAATTGCATGCTCGACATGGGTATGGGTACAGGCAAAACACGTGTGGCAATTGATGTGGTCATGGCGCGATCTGACGTGCATAAAATACTTATAGTGTGTCCTAAAGCGGTAATAGGCGTATGGCGTGAAAACCTACAAAAATTTTATCCTGATCAGGAACGAATACTGTGGGAATGTTGGGACATGCGAAAAGGGACGATATTACAAAAAACTACATCAATGAATGAATGGTTAAAATCGCGACAATGTACACAAGCAAAGTTGTTTATAATAGTTAACTATGATGCAGTATGGCGTGTTCCAATGGGAGACTTTATCTATAAAAAAGCGGGTTTTGATATGGTGATCTTAGATGAAAGTCACAGAGCTAAAGCCGCAGGCAGTAAAACCTCAAAGTATCTTGGTATGGTAGGAAAGACAATTCGATATAAGATGTGTCTCAGCGGGACACCAATGGCAAATAGTCCGCTTGATGTATACGGGCAGTATAGATTTTTAGATCCATCAATATATGGAACTAACCATAACTTATTTGAACAGACTTATGCAATTAAGGGAGGACCTGACTTGCGATTTATAGTAGGATACAAAAATTTACAACAACTGCAGGCAAAATTTCAATCAATTGCATACTCATGTAAGATGTCGGAAATTGCAGATCGGATTAAACTCCCTGCGGCTCTTCCTCCGATACAACGTAAGGTAGAACTATCCCCCGCTGATATGAAAACAATTAAAACATTATCAAGAGAATTGATTTCCGAATGTTCACAGGGACATATAGTAGCATCAAATGTGTTAGTTAGTTTACTTCGAATACAGCAGATATGTTCAGGCTTTTGTCTTGTACAACAGGATGTATTCGATAGAGGAGAGGTAAAAGAATTAAATACAGTTAAAGAAGATGAATTACAGGACATCTTGGAGGATATAGATATTCATGAAAGTATAGTAGTGTTCTGTCAATTCAGACATGATCTTGAATCCGTTCGGAAGGTATCTGAAAGGCTCGGGAGACTGCATTACGAGCTTTCGGGGAGTGAAAACACATTAGAGGATTGGAAAGCCAAAGAAGGGGCTGTTATTGCGGTCCAAATACAAGCAGGCTCGGAGGGCGTGGATATGACGAAAGCCAATTATGCAATTTATTACTCAGTGCCTCATTCGTTGGCAATGTATGAACAATCCAAAGCAAGATTATATAGACCGGGGCAGACACGCCCTGTATCATTTATCCACATTATTGCGGAAAAAACAGCAGATGAATCGATTTATAACGCGCTTATTCGCAAGAAGGATATAATTGATGCGATTAAAGATGGTACATTTGATTTCGGCTACATACAGGGTTGAGATCATGGCAAAAATACAATTGACAGGATAAAATGCTGTATGATATAATGGTATTATAAGGAGGTATATAACAATGAAAAACAATTCAGCACCAAGAAACAGACTTAAAGAGCTTCGTGACCGATCACGACTTACACTTGAAGAAGTGAGTATGATTACAGGATATAGCGTGGCTACGATTTCACGGCATGAGGGCGGAGGTAGATCACTTTCCGAAGAGGCTGTACAAAAATATGCAAGCCTTTACAAAGTGCCTACACATCAACTTTTTATGAATCCTTTGGAGGAGCAGGATGAACGAATTGATCAATGAATACCTGAACAGTGGGTGGTCAATTCTCCCTGTAAAGCCTGATGAAAAACGACCTTACATGACAAATTGGCTTCAATATAATAAAACGCGAGCCACACAAAAGCAGGTTGAGAGTTGGTTTACAAACTTATCAGGAGCAGGCGTTGGAGTGGTAACGGGTAAAATTTCCAATATAGTAGTATTGGACGTTGAGAGTTACTGCAAAACGCCAATTAATGAAATACTTAAGAAGTATCCGACAAATCTAATATCAAGATCGGGCTCGGGTGGATATCATTTGTTTTATCAATACCCGCAGGATAAATCAAAAGTAGCTAATCGAGTAGGAATATTTGAAGGGGCTGACTTAAGAGCAGACGGAGGATTTATTGTACTACCTCCGACACGGCATCCAAGCGGTGGGTATTATCAATGGGTTGAGAAAGGTATTCCGGGAGCTTTTCCTTTGCCTCTTCTTGAGGTTGAGAGCCGTCCTGCGGTACAAAACGACGGTTGGATTACAGAAGCCCTAAGAGGGGTATCGGAAGGCGGAAGAAACGATACTTGTGCAAGACTTGCAGGATACTTCTTTAAAAAAGGTATGACCGCAGACATAGTGGAAGCCCTACTACTTGATTGGAATGAGAAATGTGATCCTCCAATGCCGTTACGAGAATTAAGAACTACACTTAAATCAATTGAAAGATCGCATAGTGGTATAGAAACCCAATTCACATCCGTGGAGTTTGAGGATGATCATCCGACGGGAGGAGAAGAAAAACCGAGCGGATTTGACATCATGAAAATGACAGATTATATCAAGGGGTATGGTGGAGATGGTGTTTCATGGCTTGTTAATGATTGGATGCCCGATCAATCAATCACATTTTTAATTTCACCGCCTGAATCGTATAAGACATGGATATTACTTGATTTGGCGGTGTCAGTTGCATCAGGAGTACCGTTTTTGGGACAATACGAGGTAAATTCAGTAGGTCCAACGCTAATTATACAGCAGGAGGATTCACATTCGGGACTTACGGATCGTTTAGCACTTATTATCGAACAAAAATTAGGGCTAAAAACCAATATTGACGGAGATAATTGGACAGTACCTACATTACCTGATTTGCCGATATACGTACATCCGAGTAGGATGCTGAGATTTGATAACAAAAAGGTATTGGAAGAATTGGAAAAACAGATCGAAGCAATCAAGCCTAAGGTAATTATGATCGATCCTCTTTATTCTACTACTCAAAGTGCAGATAACTACATGAGCGATCTTGCAGGAAAGATGATGGTATTAAAGGAATGGCGTGATAAATATGGATGTTCATTTCTTATTGCACATCATAGCAAGAAAAATCTCGATCCCGATAGCACAGCCCGTGAAGATTCATGGGGATCTCAGTTTTTGAATGCATTCCTTGAGGCGGGATGGCAGGTAAGACGTAATCCGAGATTACCAAATAACGAAGTAATTGTCAGGCGTCATTCAAAAGTTATGGGTAACCAAGCTCCAATATCGTTGACATTTGATATATCAACTAAATACCCGATGAAATATGAGGTTACACCACGGGCATACGATGCGCCAATAAGCTCATCTGAACAGCGACAGCCTGCACAGGCAAACTTGTTAGACATGTTGAGGAGCAGAGATATGTCACAAGCGGATATATGCAGTGAAACAGGTAAAGGCAGGAGTACAGTTTCACGACAGATAAGACAATTGGAAGCGGCGGGACTAGTAGAAAGAATGCCTGATGGTAAATGGCATGCTAAAGGAGGAGATTAATGGAATGTAAATTAATGTGTGGTGATGTAATAGACGAACTACACAAGCTAGACGATAAAAGCATAAATACCTGTGTTACCTCACCACCCTATTATGGATTAAGAGATTATGGGACAGGGACGTGGGAGGGTGGAGACTCCAATTGTCCTCATTATAGAACAAGTAAAAGAAGCGACATAACATCAACTGGTCACGCGGCTATGGTGGACAGCGGACATCCTGTGGGAGACGCAATATATAAGACAGTATGCCCTATTTGCGGAGCAGTAAGGGTAGATAATCAAATCGGACTTGAGGAGTCACCCGAAGAATACATCAACAGACTTGTTGAAGTTTTCCGAGAAGTTAAAAGGGTGCTTCGCGATGATGGTATATTATGGGTAAATATTGGTGATTCGTACAGTGGAAGCCATGGTAATGGATACAAACAAACTATGTGGGCTTCCAATGGACAATATAACTCTGAAGAGAAGAATGCGTTAGACCATATGCCGAAGAAGAAAAATGGCTGTAAACCAAAAGACTTAATTGGCATCCCGTGGATGCTTGCATTTGCACTCCGTGCAGATGGGTGGTATCTGAGGCAAGACATTATTTGGGCTAAGAACAACCCAATGCCCGAATCCGTCAAAGACAGGTGCACGAGATCGCATGAATACATCTTTATGCTGACTAAAAGTAGGAAGTATTACTTCGATCATGAAGCCATGTTAGAAGAAGCTATTGGCTATGATGGAAGAAAAGACACTTTGAACAAAGGTAGCACTAAATTCAGCAACGGAAATTACATGCCAAATGGCAAACATATTAATTCTATGGCGGCAAACGGTCATGAAAGGTGGAATTTTAAAGATGGCGTTCCAATGCGTAACAAGCGTGATGTGTGGCGTGTAGGTGTTTGTTCATCAGTTAAAGATGCACATTTCGCTGTCTTCCCGAAAGAGTTAATCGAGCCATGTATACTTGCAGGATGCCCGGAAGGTGGGTGGGTACTGGATCCATTCAGCGGAAGCGGAACGACAGGGATCGTATCTTTAAACCATGGCAGAAATTATATAGGGATTGATTTAAACCCTGAGTACAACAAAATAGCAGAAAGAAGGTTAGAAAAAGAATGTATGAATGTTTTCATTGTCTGCAGAAAGCAGTGATATGGGATGCCGATTTTGATTTCTCCGATATGTGTTATGAAGGAGAAGGTATTGTCCACACATGTCATTGTACTAATTGTGGAGCACAGATTGAATACAGAATAGCAATCCCTGACGAAGATAAAGAGGAAAAATCTGATGATAGTAAAGGAGATTGATGCAAAAAATATATTCACTAATTCTCCCGTCCATGGAGATTATACAATAAATCCGTATTGCGGATGTGTTCATCGTTGTATGTATTGTTACGCGCAGTATCTTAAAGATTGGACAGGACACGAACAGGAAAGATGGGGAGATTATATTGACGTTAAAAATTGGAAACCGCTAACGAGTAAACAAAAAGAACAGTTACGAGGCAAAACGGCTTTCATTTCTTCGGCAACTGATCCTTATCAGCCAATTGAGCGTGAATACCACAGAACGCATAAACTACTTGAAGATTTAACGGATGTGGGGATGGATATTACAATCGTCACAAAATCAGACCTTGTAATCGAAGATTGGGAGCTATTGCAGAAACTTAATGCCACGGTTGCAATATCTATTAATACTCTTGATGAAGCTTTCAAATCCGACATGGATCGTGCTCCGAGTATTAATGAGCGTATACGAGCGTTGGAAATTCTGCATGGAATGAATATCCATGCAGTGTGTTTTGTATCCCCAATATTCCCGGGAATTACGGACGTTCCTGCAATCATTGAGGCAGTAACAGGAAAATGCGATGCAATATGGATTGAACATCTTGTACTTAATGGGGATTACAAAGGACCTATTCTTTATTACGTAAAAACCCATTATCCTCAGTATTTCGCGTATTATGACGAGATATTTAACAAAGGTAATCTTCAGCCATGGTGGGACTTCGATAACTATATGGAACAGTGGTGTAAAGATCATGGGTATGAGTATAAATATGGCAAGTTTCCTCGGGAACATAGAAAATTTCCGACAGTAAGTAACTTCCGAGGACACAAGGGAAAGTGAGGTTAATATGCCTGTAAAGAAAGTTAAAGGCGGATATAAGTATGGAACAGTTGGTAAAGTATACAAAACCAAGGCTAAAGCGGTAAAGCAGGGAAGAGCAATAAAAGCTTCTCAGAATAGGAGTAAATAAATGGGGACGGAATTTGAAGTTAATTCATTAGAAGATATGTGTAATGCGATGTGTAATAACGTATTACCTAAAAATCATAAGCAAACAAAACCAAAGAATACCAAATTTTTATTTGATGAAAAACAGACATCTAAAGGTATGGTATCGGTAAGTCAGATACAAACATTTTTATCTTGTCGTAATAAATGGAAGTATAACTACATAGATAACCTCACACCACGTATGGAGAGGTCATACCTGACTATCGGAAAGTTATGTCATAAGGGAATGCAAGCCGTAATGCAGATGTTATGGCGTTTCCCATCCTCTACCCTTGAACAATTAACACAGCATGGTCTCGAAGCTATGTATAACATGGGAGAGGAATATATGGGCAATACTCCTATGTTGGATGAGGAGATACCCGACTTTTTACAGATGCGAGCGGATGCTCTTGCCATATTTGCACAGGCACTCAGAGAATTTGATCCCTTGAAATACGAAGTGGTTACCGTAATAAAAGATGGGAAAGAAATTCCCGCTCTTGAGTTACATTTTAAAGTACCTTGCGCTCCAACTAAAGGATTACATGGATATATTGATGCGATCTTGCGTAACAAAGAAACGGGATTTACATGGTGTGTAGATTACAAATTTAGAAAGTCTTTAGCCCCTGACGAGGACGAAATGTTTAATATACAAAATTCAGTATATTCATACGCTTGTCAAAAGATGGGTATCGAAATTACAGGAACAAAGACATGGCAACATGTAAATGTTCCTGCCGCTGATCCTCAGATACTTAAAACAGGCGCAATCAGCCGAGCAAAGATCAAAACCACATGGGAGCACTATGCCGAATTTTGTCAACAGAATGGAGAAAACCCCGACAATTATCAGGAAGAAATGGAGGAAAAACTCTCGGATATCGAATGGTATAGAGAAACTCATGAATACAGAAATCCTGAAACTATCCACAATATATGGAATACATGTGTTATACCCGTGGCAAAAGAGATTGTAAAAGCAAACGGGAAAAATGTTAACAATTTCCGCAGTTTATACCCTTGGAATTGTAAAATGTGTCAGTATCAATCACTCTGTCAGGCTGAATTAAGGAATTATGACGCTCAGGCGATAAGAGATAGGGAGTATACCAAGCGAGAGCATATCGAGAATACGCTTCCTTTGGCTTCCGTTGCCCTTGAAGAGGATTAGCCCTATAAAAGGACACCTCAACACGAAAAAGCCAAAGAAGAGGCACGAGAAAAATCGGAAAAAATATACTTGACATGGGTATACCTGACATGTTATAATGGTAGTATAGGGAGGAGGTGAAACGAGAAATGGACTTGAAATCAGAGTTTACGCGAGTAACAATGGAAAATATCCATCGTAACGGGTTAACGGACTTGTTAGCGTGGCTTGAGAACACAGATTTTTATACTGCTCCTGCGTCAACTAGATATCATGGTGCACACGAACAGGGACTACTTCAGCACTCACTTAATGTATATGTGCAGTTAAAGAAATTGGTAGCTTGGTATGATCACGATCATGTTATATCGAATGAATCAATTGCGATAGTATCTTTATTTCATGATTTCTGCAAGATCGGTTATTACAAACCTGAATTAAGATGGAGAAAAGATGAAAATAACCAATGGGAACAGTACACGACATGGAAACATGACGAGGATTTTGCTTTTGGTGGACATGGAAGTAAATCGGTATATTTAGTGCAAAACTTTATGAAGTTGACGCCCGATGAAGCATCGGCAATTAATTGTCATATGGGAGCATGGGATAAATCCGATTACAGCAATCCCTCGGAAGTATTTAGTAGAAATTTGTTAGCATGGTTGTTACACGTAGCGGATGAAGCCGCAACTTATTTAATGGAGGCATAAAATGAATTGTCCTTGCGAATATGGAATATGTGATGAATGTGAATTAATGATCAACGAACAGGAGGATAATAATGGACGGATACTTGATAACACCGCAGATATTCACACAGAAGATTAACGCCCTGATTTATGGAGATCCGGGTAGCGGTAAAACTCATTTAGCGGGTACAGCTCAGGACGTACCTGAAATGGCTGACGTACATGTATTTAATATTGATGGTGGTATAATGACGTTGGCTCAGCGTGGAGATATCCATGCAACTGATATTCACTCAATAGACGAGTTAGAGCAGGAGCTTTACAAGATTGTTAATCATGACGAGAAGTACAAGAATACGAAAACCGTTGTGATTGATAACATTACGGAGTTGCAAACGTTAGCATTGGAGAGCCTGACTACGAAGGAATTTTCTAATCGATTGAAGAAGAACAAGAATTATACAATCGATGAAGTTTACCTTGAGGATTACGGCGTAGCAGGAAAGAAGATCGCGAGAGTGCTGAGAGGATTCCGAGATCTTCCGATACACGTAATTTACATAGCGCATAAGCGTGACAAAATGAGACAGGGAACTAATACCTTAGAGGAATCAAAGCCCAATCTTACCGACAAACTTTCAACCGCAATTATGGGATATATGGATTACGTGTGGTATCTTTATACGGCGGACGAAATGGTGGGAGACGAGGAGCATGGTTATTACTCTGAAACTCACAGATATATGCTTACTCAGCCTATGAACAATTACGCGGCAAAAACGCGTGGAGCAGAATTTGCAAAAAACCTTGGGACAGTAGTAAAAGATCCTACTTTCCCGATGATCATGAACATATATAAAAGCACCTATACAGCAAAAGCTGATAGTAATAAAAATTAAAGGAGGGCTATACAATGCCGAATATGAATCCATTTTTACCCAATCAGACAGCACCTAACATGATGCCTATGAACAACACTCCGATGCCCGGATCTTCAGCACCCGCGGGAGCAGATAACTTTGAAGTTGATCTTACCAATGTACAAGATAACTTTAGTATCCCCGATGGCAAGTACAAAGTAAAATGTACCGAGATTGAACAGAATGTATCCAAGGGTGGCAATCCGATGTTCGTATGGACATTTCAGGTTGTTGAAGGTCAGTATGCAGGATTTGAATCGAAAGTATTTACAGCAATCACTCCTGCGGCTATGTGGAAGGTTGCTGAGACCGTGCAGGCACTTGGTGTAGGACAGACAGGAACTGTTGTTAAATTCAAGAGGTCCGACGTTATAAACAAGGAGTGTGGTGCAATTATCGAACAATCCGAATATAACGGTACTACCCGTAGTCAGATCGCAAAAGTTATTACTCTGCAGGAGTTAGCAGAAAGCAGGAGCTAAATATGCTTATTGATACTACTCAAAAACTAGAATCAATCAAACCCTCTTTGCTTGCGTGTACAAATCCATGCGTAGACGTTGAATCTACAGGACTTTCAATCTTTGGAAATGTGGAAAGAAAAAGAGATGTAATCATTGGAATCGCAATCGATGACGGAACAGAGGCATATTACTTGCCGTTCCGTCATCTGCAGGGTGAAAATCTCCCACTTTCCTGTTTGGAGTTTTTCCAAAAGTATCTGTCGGATTCTCACAGAACATATATCGGATGGAATTATAATTACGACATGCATATGATGGCATTTGATGGAATACCGATTGCAGAAAACATCGAGGATGTCGAACTTGCGATGCATTTATTTAACGAAAATGAGCCCGACTTTAAACTCAAACCCACTGCAGATCGATATCACATTGGAGATGGATCATTACAGGAATCTATCCTCGAAGATAAAGTATTTGAAGAATGTCAAAGATTAGGTCTTCCGTGCTCCCGATCTTCAAGATCAGCAAATAACACAAAATCTATGATGTATGTGTTGCCTCCTGCAGACGTTGAGCCATATGCCTGTGATGACGTCAGACTAACACGTCAAATCCGTGATTTGATAACACCTGCACTTAAAAACGCAGGTATCTATGATATATGGAAACAGGTTAACTACTATTCATATATTATATGCCTAATGGAACATCGCGGAATGCATGTAGACAAGGATATAATAGCAAAATACCAGATCGAAGCGGTGGACAAATTCAAGGATGCACAGAAACGCTTAGACGATGCGGCAGGATTTGAGTTGAATCCCAATTCATCAAAAAAGGTCTGTGACTTCTTACATGTGCAGTCCTCAGCGGCTGAGGTATTGATTGATGTAATTGATGCAGGTGGACAGGATGCAGAAAATGCCAAACTCGTACAAGAGGCGCGTGGATGGAAGAGCGTAGACAGCAGATACTACACACCATATTTGAATGCAATGGATGAAAATGGTGATCTGCACTGCTCACTCAACCTGATCGGCACTTATACGGGACGTTTGTCGTGCTCTAACCCTAATTTACAAGCGGTAGCGAAACATACCGAAGTATTTAAGGTTAAAGACGTATTTACAGCCCGTAAAGGATATATAATGGCACAGGCGGATTACAAACAAGCAGAAATGCGTCTTGTAACTCATTATACAAAAGATCAGCTTATGAAAGATCTGATTGTGCATGACGCGGATTTACATGCAGAAACCGCTAACCGCTTGGGCATTCCAAGACAGGCGGCAAAAAGACTAAATTTCTCCGTTATATACGGTGTCGGTGCAAAGAGTCTTTCACAATCGCTGAGAGTAGATTTGTCGGTTGCCAAAGATTACTTGGAAAAATATCACGGATTATACCCCGGATTCCGCAGGTTGATGAATCAATGTGAGGAATTTGCAAAACAAAATGGATATATTGAGATGTGGACGGGACGATTGAGGCATTTTAACGTTCCTGAAGCTGATCCTCATAAAGCGATGTCAAACCTCATCCAAGGTGGAGTTGCTGAAATTGTTCGTGTAGCGATTTCAAGGTTATATCCTGCTATGAAAGATATTGGTGCAAACATGTTAATGCAAGTCCACGATTCAATTATTTTTGAGATACCCGAGGAGAATGTTAACATAGCTCTGCCGACAATACAGTTGATCATGGAGGATTTTGATTTTGATCCTAAACCCGGAGTAGACATTGAGTATGGGTATTCATGGGGGTTATTCCAAAAGTGGCATGGAGAAATAATAGACATTACTCAACTTCCGAAGCCCTAAGGAATACATCTCTCTTGCCTTCCTTTGGGCTCTCCAATACGCGGTGGTATGTTAGGGCATATTGAGGGCTCAAGGGCAAAGAAAAGGCAAAGAAAAAAGCAGGAAGGAGGTATATACAGTGATTATAGCAGTAGACTTCGACGGTATACTCTGCGAAAATAAATTTCCCGAAATCGGAAAACCGTACTACAGAATGATCGCTTTAATACGAGAATTGATCGACAAAGGACATGAAGTAGTATTATGGACTACTCGTAACGGGGAAGAATTAACACGGGCTGTTGATTGGTGTGGTGAGTATGGGTTACATTTCTGTAACGTCAATGGACCTGCTCCAAGTAACGAGGCAGAATATAAGGACAAATATGAGACCATGAGCAGAAAGATATACGCAGATATTTATATTGATGATCACAACCTTGAATTTGCGATGACAAGTTATCTTACATTAGCACCAATTGAGGTTGCAATATATAAACTACAGAAAGGTATAGAAAAATGGGAAAAGGAAAACTCGCCGTCCTTGTAGGCGGTCAATATGGCTCTGAAGGTAAAGGAGCAATTGCGGCACATATCGCAAACAATTATGGGGTACACATCAGAGTGGGCTCACCTAATGCAGGACACACAATTTATTGGAAGGATGCAAAGCATGTAATGCAATCCATTCCGTGTGGATGGATAAATCCCAATGCAAGAATAGTAATCGGCAGGGGCGCACTCCTTAACATGAAGCAATTCATGAAAGAGTTAGTCCACATCCTGCAGTATTATCCTAATTTCCTCGATAGACTTTTTATTGATGCCGAGGCGGGCATCCTTGATGAAAAGTTTCATATCGAAGAAGGTGGAACACAGGGAGAAATGCATAAAAGAATCGGCTCAACGGGTGAGGGCGTTGGACCTGCAAGAATAGCTCGAATTAAAAGGGATAAAAATGAATTCCATCAATTCAAAGATGTAGCCGATGAATATGGACTCCTTAGGTGCATGTATACAAATACTCCTGCAATGATCGCAGGATGGCAGGATAACGGCATAAATATTTTGATCGAGGGAACACAGGGTAGTGGATTATCGTTACTGCACTCATATTATCCTTATTGCACAAGTATCGACACCAACGCCGCAGGTATTATTAGTGAAGTAGGTATTGCTCCTTCACGAGTAACAGACGTGATCATGGTATGCCGTACATATCCGATAAGAGTAGCGGGAAATTCAGGTCCGATGGAAAACGAGATCACATGGGACGAGCTTAATAAAAGAATGGGTGTAATTATTACTCCCGAAAAGACTACAGTAACAAAGAAGATCAGGAGAATAGCCGAGTGGGATGACGTATTATTTGAACAATCCTGTTTGTTGAATGCGCCTACCGAGATCGCATTAACATTTGCGGATTATATTGATCCTACGTTGTTTAAATATTCAGATGCTAATATAGTTGGAAAATCAGCTCCGCTCAGCCTGTTTATCGAAAATCACCTTAGATCAGTAAAAGATAAGATACGTTACGTCAGCACAGGTCCTGATACAGTAGCTGAAATACAGGAGGGAACATGGCAGTAAGATATGTTGATTTTGAGCTTGGAGAGGGAGCAAAAGCTCCCTTCAAGCAACATTCAGGAGACGCAGGATGGGATTTATATATAAGCCGTGATTGCGTCATACCCGTGGGAGCTACAGTTGATGTTCACACGGATATTAAGATCGATATGCCTCCTTACATTTATGCAAGGATTACGGGCAGATCATCAACGCTTCGTAAGCATAAATTGCTCGTTAATGAGGCAATTATTGATAACGGATACACAGGAGAATTATTTATCTGCATCCATAATATGGGTAGTCAGCCGTTCCATGTTAGAAAAGGCATGAGATTAGCACAGGTTTTATTCCATGTAATCGAAGATGTTAGATGGTCTCAGGTTAAAGAAATTAAACCTACCCCGGGTAGGCGTGGGGATAACGGATTTGGTAGCACGGGAGTGTAATCAGGCACTACACTTTTGTTATAGGCGTCGTGTTTTATTAACGGGCACGACGCCACGTGCTTATAAAGGAGATTTAACATATGGAATTTGAAAATTTTGGAAATGGAGCAGTAAGAGAGGATAAGACGGGAAAAGGTAGATTTGATTTAATCCCGTGGTGTGCTATCATGAGAATTGCACACCATATGGAGGAATCTTTAAAAGTCTATGAACCCCGTAATTGGGAAAAGGGCTTGCCAATGCACAGTATGATCGATTCAGCATTTCGACATCTTGCAAAATATGTAGATGGATGGCAGGATGAAGATCACCTTTGCGCGGCGGCAACAAATTTATTGATGGCATTGTGGACAGAGGAGCACCATCCTGATATGCAAGACATACCCTCTCGGACGCACGGGAAGGTATCTCCTTTGGCTTCTGAGAACTCGGAGGCACGAACGCCCGTCCAGAACACGAAGAGCCAAAGAAAGGCAAAAGAAACGCATTCCGAGGGCATATGCGATTGCTATGATGCAAAGATGCACAGGTGTAACGGAACAAAAGAATGTGATCAATGTTTCTGTGGTGGTAATCAGCATTATTGCGATTTTTATCCCGAGAAGAGGACAGGAGATGGCAAATAGAGATAAGAGGCTTGAATATTCGGCAGTTGTTGAGCCGATATTAAAATATCTTAATTCTCTGTCGAATTGTAAAGCAATAAATATTCATGGAAGTATATACACTGAAAGAGGCACACCCGATATAATCGGATGCATTCGAGGTAGGTTATTTGCATTTGAATGTAAACGCGATGAAAACGAAGATCCGACAACTATACAGTTTTGGAGGCTTGGAGAATGGTATGCGGCAGGGGCTATAGTTGGAGGCGTATCAGACATTTCACATGTAGTATTGATATTTAGCATCTTAGGTATTTATGATGAATAGAGGGTGGTCAAATACCACCCTCTAATTTTATTATTGCGTTTTTGTAAAGTTTTGGATTCAGCACCTGTAATGCATTCATGATCTCGTCAACCACAGCCCATACCTCGTTGATCTTACGACCATTTGCGATTCGAAAAAATTCTGAGTTGCTATCATATCTAACCACTTCTTCGGTTATGTTTGGCGTGTAGTATGAATAGTTGTTCTGAGTATAATTTTCTTTCGTAGTGTCTTTGATCTTGTCAAGTATTGTATAGTAGGAAGCGAGTTTAATACATGTACTCGGACTTGGGTTTCTTACCCCTTGGCACTCTGCGATAGCATCTCTTAAGTCTTTTTCGTCAATCAAGGGGCATTCCTCCTTTACATTTCAGAAATTAATTCCTGCATCTTTTTACGGATGTGCTCATTAGGAGCATTCTGCATTAGATCACGTAACTCCGCTGAGAAATTTTCACTCGCCATAGAATATCTATCCATGCGCGAATATCCGTCCATTCTCGGATAACGACGGTCCATACCTCGTGCATATGATCCATAACCATATGACGCCTTATCGCCACCCTCCATCTCTTCTGCTTTCATTAAATTCTTTTTAAAATGTGCAAGTTTATCTCCATATTCAACTTCTGCCATGGAGAGTTTCCCGTCCTTTTCGGCTTTTCTTTCGAGGTCTTCCAATTCTTCACATAAAAAGTTTATAAGTTTATGCATATTGTATCCTCCTGTTATGCCGTTCTATTAATTGTAAGATTTGCGTTTTGGACTTCAATAGCCTGTTCAGAGGTATTTTCAACGCTGAGCGTATAACAGCATCCCTTGGGAACTGTTATATTTGCAAGACTAGTTACGTTAAAATAATCTCCTACTGCCGCAGGTGTTACACGAGCCCTACTTGATTGTATCGGCTCTCCATTAATCGCAAGAGCAATACTAATCTCTTCAACTGTACCACCCGTAGGAATGGCAATATTAGCATTGAACTCTACCTGATACCTTGCAAAGCAACCGCCATTATTTACAATACCTCTAAGAGTAAGAATCCCACTACCGTTTCTGTGGATTACATAACCTTTACTGCAGGGAATAGAATCCATCAACTGAACATTTTGTCCCTGCTCTACTTCCTGAATAGGAACGTTAATATACTCTGCCATAACTACACCTCACATTCCGCAGTTACATCCGCACCCTGTGTTATTGTTGCATGTAAATATCGGAGTGCGTCCATATACGGGAGTTGTAGGAACAGGGCAATTTGAAAGGCGGTTATAGAGTGCATCAACTTCTGCCTCTTGTCCCTGTCTAAGAAGAGCTGTCTGCTCTATCTGAGAAGCCTGACCGCGAGCATACATTAACTCCTGACGAAGCTGAGCGATAGTATCATTCTTAGCATCGATCTTATCCTGACATAACTGATCAAGTATTCTCTGTGTACCTGCAGTCTGTGACGCTATAATATCACGAACGCCCTCATTAAGTGCCTGACGATCTGCGCAATTTTCGGTTGCTACTGTATAACGCACGTCGGCAAGTCCCGCCTGAATGTTGTTAAATCCCTGATTCATAGAGGTCTGAGCATTGAATGCTGTCTGCATATTTGCGATCTGTCTTGCATTAGCTCCCTGCTCTACACCTGCAAAGCCGTTAGTAAGTGCCATCTGCATATCTCCACAACATCCGCAAAGCTGAGTAGAAAGAGCTGAAATACCATCACGAACAGATGTAATGTTATCGTTGATCATCTGATCTCTAAATCCGTTGTTAGTATTTGCGTTAATGTTCTGCTGTCCGTTAAGTAACCAAGGGAATTCATACATCATTCCGCCGTAGCCTCCACCGAAGCCACCCATGCCCCATCCGCCATTTCCTGCGAATAAAAGCAGAAGAATAATCCACCATCCGTCGTTGCCGAAGTTACCAAACCCATTGTTACAACCACCTGCATAAGCAGGAGCTACGGGCATAGTTGTAACTAAGCCGTTATCTTCTGTAATAGCCATTTTGTTTCCTCCTATAATTTTTGTAGGTTAGAGATGCTCACATCTTGAGCACCCGTATATAAAAGCCTGTGCACCGACTTTTATAACTTGATCATGTTACGCATTTTTACTGCGTTGTTCACTTGGTCTTGAGACACCTGCCCCGAATTAAGCAGGTACTGTATAATGTCATTAGGGTTGTTACCAACATTCTGAGGTATGTTATATTTTTGTGCTAACATTTGCATCGGGTTTTGTTTAAGCTGAGACAGCATCTGAAATATTCTTGGATTCATCGTTAATTCCCAACTCCTTTCTTATGCTAGACACCTTGTTCTGTAATGCCTCTACGACGTCACGGAGTGCCCCAAGCTCGGTCTTCGTTGCATAAGTGGTATGTTCACCGCCCTGTGATATCTGAGGGCTCTCTTGAGCCTCTTCTTTAACTAGACGATACTTCTCGAAAACAGGTCTATCAAGCTGACTAAATCCCATAGTTTTTGTATACACATAAGGTTGTGTCTCGTCCTTAAAGGTAATACTGTTTCCATAACCGACAGGATAATTTCTGGCTTCCAACTCACTGCGGACATTTACGAAACTCGTCTGCATTTGAGGTTGCTGAGATACCTGCTGTACGTTATAATTTTGTTGTGGGAAATATTGAGGATAAAAACTATTGTAAGCCATAACTACTCCTTTCTAAACCAATAATAAATCGGGATTAAATTACTAGAATTCCAAGAATCATAAAGATTACCATTGATCACGGTAGCAGTATGACCGCCAAAACCCAATACAAACACGCCATGTGGATTGTCTTTACAGAAATCTTCAGCCGTGTAACAATCAGGGCATGTATTTGGTACTGCTACCTTATTAAAGCCATTCTGTCTAAGTACCGCTCCCCACACACTGTCCGAGGACGGCATATCACCCATTAATTTAGCGTTATGAGATACCATGTCGTATGTCGTATCCCAATCAAGATTTAATGCTTTTGCAACTGCGCGAATGGAGCAATCACCCACAAGCCTGCCTGTAGGATTCGGGTTATACTGTACCCACATTATTAAACATCTCCATTGAGGACACAAAATTTTCTAACTCAAACAACGAAAAGTCCCGCATGAAATCACAGCAATCTTGGCAGGCTTCTTCAACTGTAAATCCACATTTAACTAGTCTAATAATATATTTAAGCATGTCGGTGTTCCTCCTTATGCTTAAATTTTAACATACAAAAAGCCCCTTGGCAATGAAACCAAGGGGCATTTCTTGTACGTATTTATTAAATTACATATCGAAAGATTACTTTCTCATATTTATATACTATATTCTTTACTTGTCGGACCGAGTAATGGAATTCTTCGGATAATTGGTCATAAGTCACACCATCAATAAGCCGTCGTTTCAAGATCGCGCGATATATTTCCGAATGGATGTGGTTATCTATAATCTCAGCAATATTTGTATTGGTATATTCGATCATGTTTTTACCCTGCCTGAGCCATGACACATATTACAAGTTTTATATCCATTACCTGTTTTCTTCACTCTCTTTTTCGTAGTTTTGGTTATACGGACCTTCTGATGTGCCATAATAATCTCCTCCGATTATATTATTGTTATCGCCGTCCTGTTCGGCTTCAATTTGAGTATACTCCTCGATGTCTTCAAATTGGCTTTCGTAAATAAACCATCCAATGTTTGTACCCACGAGCATGATCACGAGTAAAATACAAAGAATCCACAATCGTTTAATTGTACGTTCCTGTCTTACAGCTTCCTGCTCATGTGCAAATTTTAAAACTTCTAATGTTTTATCGTTGTTCTCCATAAGTTATCCTTTCCACTTAAAGCCTAAAGCCTCAGCGGTGTTCTTTCCAACAACTCCATCTTGTTTAAGATCATTGTCATATTGAAAAGTTTTTACGGCAAGATCGGTTTTACGACCAAATATACCGTCTGCTGTACCGCAGGCGTACTTAAGGCTATTAAGCCGTTCTTGTACTTGTTTTACGTCCTCACCCTTTATAAGGTTATCTTTGTCGTAGTATAACTCTCTCGTCAACACGTATTTTTCGGGCTTCGGTTTGATGTCGCTCCACCAATCAGGTCTTACCGCTTTTTCCCAAGGTCTGTCTGCAATTTTGGTTTTAACTACTCCGTATGCACTACCCCGAGCTTCCACAACTTCAGTATCGTTGATTACAGAGCCAATATGATCTACACTCCACACTCTTTTGTCTACTTTTTTCCCTGTTTTGCTATCAATTTCGGTTTTAGTTTTATATGATCCGTATACTACAAAATCGCCTTCCTGCACATCCTTTACTGCTACCTTATCAGGAATTGCATTATATATGCCGTCTGCCGTCATATCATGCTTATATATACCGTGATCAATTAAATATTTCATAATAAGACCTGAGCAATCAAACGCGCACAACTCACGAACTGTATATCCCTTCATAAGCCGTTTTTGTGCAAGCGTAAGAATTTGATCGACCTTTGCCAAAACACCTGCCATTTCACAAATTTTTGGAAGTAATGTAAGCAGGTCCTCGCCTTGCGCTCCAAGAACGTATAAATCCTTATCAACTTTTGATAATAAATATTCTTTATAGTCTTTAAATGAAGCGGTCTTCATTCGTCATCCTCCATCTTTACTACCACACAGATCAATATAATTACTAATATTGCCGATACCATTAAAAAGATCATTTCTTGCCATCATCCTTATTAAGTGCGTCATATATATTTAAACTGTCGCAGAGCTTTTGAATTACAAGCGTGTTATTATTGATTGCCTGTGTTACTGCATTCATTTCATCTTTATGCTGAGCATTAATTTCCTGAATCTGCGCATAATGCATCTCGGTGTTTTTCTGCATATCCTCTTTATACTTCGCATTTTCATCTGAGAGCATCTTTGTGTATTTGTCTGTTACATATTTAATAAACCATCCCATGAAAATGCAACAAGCAATCGGAAACCCGACAGTTGATATAAGTGTAGCCGCTTCATTCATTATAACCACCTCCTTTTTCTTTATTATAACACATAACATATAATTTTGTCAATACCTTTTAGATCGGTAACGGTAAGGGTGTCAAACCCTCACCGCCACCGAATGAAATTTTGGTTTTATGTGGTTACCCGTTAAGATAAAGCGAATAATCGGACATTTCATCAAAACCGCATCCGTTATCCGTGGTTTTTATAGTCCGTGCCTTTTGTTCTTCAAGTGCATTTATAGCCATTCGGACAGTTTCAGTCCATTCCCATGAAGTATCTGTATGTCCGTCCATTTTGCTTTTTAGCATTTTAATTGCGTCATCTTTTGTAAATTTATCCATCTTTTCTTTTGCCGACTTCTTAATACGTTCTAATTCTTTTTGTGAAAATCCTTTTGACAACCAATTAGTTGTTTTTGCATTTGCTATTTTTTCTTTTAGACTCATATCTTTCCTCCTAAAATGGTTATTGGATTTCTTTGTCTTTATGCTCTGTACAATATCCCGCTATATAGCCCGATACAAAAAATGCAATAAATAATACAATTATGCCCATATATCCTCCTTATCCATTGTATTCAAAATATGGGCAATCCTCATCATCGGATAACCCTAATTTACACTTCCCATCTTTAAATGCCTTACAGGATTCGCAAAGTTTCTCATTGACTTCTTCCCCTGTTTCGATTGTAAAACCAATCTCACCGCATTGTGGACATTCTAATTGTGTCAATAAAACTTCACGTTCTCTGACCGATACCCAACGTTTTAGACATTTAAGGCATATAACTGTTGATACTTTCCACATATTCTCTCCTTTGGTTATTTTATGGGGTTACTCAACTAAAGTATATAATCGATATGATACATCAACTTCCGAAAATGTACTTGTCACAACCAACCCTAATTTTTCCGTATTTTGTCCAAATGCAAGTCCCGTGCCCACTTGAATTAATTGTGTGAATTTATGTCTTGAACTTTCTTTACCATATCCATTTCCAATCACAACTCCCAATGCCGCACCAACCGTTGCATAAGTCACAAGCAAATATGCTTTTGGCACATCTAATGTAACTGTGGTATTCCTTTTTATAACACCATCAACATATTTGAATTGTTTACTATTAAAAAGTGTAAATTGATTTTCAATAGTTTCGTTAAGCAATTCCACATCCGACAACCTTGCCATTTCGCCGTTGTGGTAATCAAGGGCAATTAATGTTCCGTTGGTAGACAGATAAGCGTACCCCTGTGAAAGTGCGATTTCATGGGGTGTGAGTTGGATTTCGGTAGGTTCATTAACTTCATAGCATAATTTCACACCCGACATAGCGGCTCTAAAGGCAGTAGCATCTGCGTTTGCATAATCCGAATCCAATACCGCAATATATTTACTTGCCGCCGTTGCCCATGTATCAAATACAGATTTATCTGAATGGTTTGAATATGTTTCTATCGCATAATGGCTACAAACGGCATTCATTGGTGTTACACTATCCGGGGACATCTTTAAATTTATCGAACTTTGTGGATTATAAGAAAGGAATAACCCCTCAGTACCACTTTTCGTCCACACTCTATCGCCTAAATCAACTATATTGTGCGTAACTGTAAACAATCCCGTCCTAACATCCAACGTACCGCCATACACCGTCTGCCCCAAACTCTCCGATAAATCTGTGGTTTTATGGTAGGGTTCGTAAGTGGTGGCTTGATTACCTTCTTCAATTTGAACCGTATTTTTATTAGCCGTCAACACATTTATACGGATATATGCCGCATTTGCACTTGTGGTTATATAACCGCTTGCATCACTTGAACCCGGTATATCTTTTAATTCAATAAAATCTTTGTTTTTTGTATATAATGCACTTGTGTACCATGCACTTATACCAATTACATGAGATAAATAGTATGCCGTATTTGGCTTTACCGAAATATAATCGCTTGCAGAATAAGCCGAACCATCAATCAACGTTCCATCTGTTGTTATTCGCTTTCCATCTGTTGCCTTTGTTCCATCAAACAAATTCTTCCCACACGATAAAACCTCAATTTTATCGTAGCCAGATATAGGACAAATGTTGGAGTAAGGGGCAAAGGTACTGTCGGTTTCCGTAGCCAAACGAATCATAGGTTTCCACAATTTATTAGAAACCTGCACACCGCTTGCAATAAGGATTCTTAATTCCAATATGTCGGTGCTTGTTAATGTAACGTCTGGGTCACTTGTTTCGGATGAAATATAATTCCAACTTCCACTATTAACCCTATATCTCATACGATATGTTGTTGAACTTGCACCCGATGGATTACCATTAATTCTGTATGTTCCACTCGGTAAAGTACCATTATAAAGAGTAATGTTTACTTCCGCACTTGCCGTTCCGTTACATAAGATAGTACCATCTGAATTGACAGTAGTGACAACATCACCATATGTTCCACTTTGTGTTGAAAGAAGTAACTTATTCTTTCCCCCACCTGCGGGATAAGGCTTGCTCTGTCCGTGTAAGTCCTGTATCGGGTTATATGTGATAACGGGATTTAACGCTAATTGCGAGGATTTTAAACCGCTTATGGATATAGGATTGCCCGATACCGATTCCAATGAAACGTCTATTTTATCCTCTATCGCTTCAACGTCTGCATCATCCGCAACGCCTAAAGCCGTCAAGTCTGCCTTTTGTACTGCGGTCATGCTTGATATATGCCCCTGTGCCGTACCGCCGACTTTATAAAGCCCCTCGGCAATAGCTGACGTAATACGGCTTGCATCCTGCGAGTGATCGTAAGCGGTCTTGCCCCTATCACCACGGTAAGCCGTTGTTGATGTTTCTCCCAACGCCAGTGTATCAGATATTACTACATACGCTGATCCGCCCCAACGGTATGTTTTGTTTGATACCAGATCAACGTATATCTTTCCGCTTTCGGGTGTGATTAACTGCGTGTGCGCCGAATCATAGTAAAACTCGGAGTTATAGAAATATCCTTCGATTACGTCATCCACAAATGCAGGTAACTGTGAGGATGGTACTTTACCCGTACTGTCCAATTCAGCTACACCATTTGCCACACCGACCTCGGAATTTGATACCTTACCACCGTTTAATTCGTTTACTGCCCCGACTAATGATGTTTTGTCAATGGTAGTCAACGCCGACATATTACCGATGTTTGATAATCCTATCCCCTGCAGGATTGTATTCGTTGCCTGCAGGGTTTCATCTAATGCCATAGGCTTTGTTACATTTGCCATTTTACTCCTCCTCAAATGTTATACACATTTTTCCGTCTACAACCGAGAACGGATCAATAGAAGCTGAAATAGTTGCCCCGTTAATTGTAATTCGTTCACCTGCGGTTAGCTTATCCTGTTTTCCTGTTAGTACAACTTTTGCAACACCTTCATCAACAACCGTTACACCATCCACTGTAACGTCTTGTACTCCTGAGGATGATCCTCCTCCACCTCCGCCTGCACTAGCTGTACGCACAATATCAGTTGTGGTATTACGAATAAAATCGTAAAGTCTTCGATTTCTATTCATACCACCATTCTTACGGGATGAAGTAAATACCTTCTCACTTGAAGATAAAGACCTTGTAAGTAATACTTGTTTATCACCACCGCTATCCGCTACAAAATCAGTATAAAATCCACGCTCTCCAAATGTGTGCGTAATTTGGTTGATAACACCAATATCTGTATCTACACCATTCTCTTGTATTGTAGCATAATCGCCAACAAGAAGTTGAGGTTTAATTGTAGTGTTATAAGTTTCAGTTAACCCTGTCCTCTTTAATTGTTTAACAAGAGTTTGAGCATACCTTGTCATTTCCTCCTGAGTTGTATTTTCAAGAGTAGGAGCAAAATAAGTCTTATTTGTAGGAATTCTCCAATGTTTCCATTGAGTAACATCCATAATTACAGGATCTAAGTCTCTGCCTCCCGAATTTTTACCCGTAACATAAACCTTTGTATACGCACCATCTGCAGATTTAACGCTAGATCGTCTAAACAACTCGCCATGCCCAAATTTAAACACGGATTTTGGTAGATATTGACCTCTAAATCCATTAAATCCAACTACAATTATACCATTTGGCATTTCTTCCATAGCCCAATCCGTACCCGATTCCACACCTGAAGCCATTTCCGCAATTGTTTCCATAAGCTTCATGCCCGTATCGGATGCCTGATATTCAAGAGTAATCTGAGCGTTGTTTTCTTCAATTAATGCATCGTTGATTTCAAAATGCTCTAACACCCACCTACTAAGATATGAAATCGTACCTGTCTTTTTGCCTTTTTGGTTAATTGTATTTTCACTAAGTGTAACACCTATGTTATTTCGGCTTGATATGCCTACAGATGCCTTGTTATAGTTAAAATCGACTTGATCAATAAAAGTCTCACATAAGTTGTATATTGGAGAATCACCCATTGTAAGCCCAAGTGTAACTCTAGCTCCCGGAATAAATAACGTCTCATTTTTTGTAAATGCATCGGAATCGTAATTTTTTACATCTGCATTAACCTGTACAATTGGATTATCTACTTCAGCACGATAATTACCTGACGAAATTAAATCGCCAATCTCTTTAATATATGTATACCTCAACAAATAAAGTATTGTAGAATTATCATCAGGTAAAATCGCCGTTCCGTATAAAGATCCTGTTGCGGGATGATGCCAACTAATTTGTGTATACCCAACATCGGTGATTACTTCTTCTTCCCCTGCTTGGGCATCCTGCCAATGTCCATCCTCTACATACATCTGTTTACTTGCTATTCCGTTATGTATATATAAACTTTGAGCTTCTTCAGTAAAATAATGAGCCATGCCTCCTGTATAATTTGCCTCCGAAGCTCTAAGTTGTAATGATTGCCATAAATAAGGTCTTGGAGTAGTAGCCATTGTCTACCTCCTTAATCACTATACTCACCAAAAGTAAATGTAACTGTAGCATCAAATACATGGTCCGCATCCTTGGGGATGCATTCGGTATCATAATCAATCGTGATGACATCGCCAACGGCAGGTGCCGTGTTGAAAATGATATTGTCCGCGCATGTACTTCCAACCGAATTGCTATCGTTTGCCGATGACGCAAGAACAATCTTGAAATATTTATAATGCTTATAATCGGCGGGAATCGTTGCGTGTATGTTTCCGCTTGAACCACTCCAATGGCCAACACTTGTCCATGTAACAAGGTCATTTGAAACATACACATCAACATCGGATGTTGAATAATATGAATATGTATTAAATTCATCGATTGTAACGTCAGCATAATCCGGGTTATAAAATACCATCGTCCCCATGAACTGTGGCACATATTCCGCATACACAAGGTGGCCATCTGTCGAAAGGTCCGGGTCAATACGCATTAACCTCACGCGGTCAACGGGGATTTTCTTGACCGTAACACCCGACACGGCATTCCCGTTTATTTTGACAACCGCATTTTCGGGCAATCCGATTTTAGTCTTGAATCCCGTGGTTTCACCATCACCCGTTCCAACCGCTTCACCCGTGATGTGGTATTTGCTCCATGCTTTCTCGCCACATCTGATTGCCAAACCGACCATGGAATCCGTGGAAACAAGATGTGAAATGCCACCGATGTTTCCCTCTGATTCCGTGTACCTTGCCGGGGTGAATGTGATTTTTTTCTGCGATACATTGCCATTTTTAGTCCATCCCTTTGAACTTGACACAATGCAATTTCCCATGGCCACGCCAACATTGAAAGCATTGAATCGGTTATATATTCCCGTCAATGTTTTCAGCATATTATATGATCGTTTTACATATCCACCCGTTGCGGTTAATGCATCGACCGGATGGAATGTCACGTTGTCCCCATCCACCGACCAATGGCAATATATGGTTGCGTATATGTTGATGATGTCGGTGTCGGTCTTTGCGATTGTGATGGGATTTCCGTTCATGTCCTGCAACATCGCATGGGTTGTCAGATTGCCGTCATACTGCCCGCCCGCGATTCCGACCTCGGTCAATGTAACACCAACGGCGGTGGATAATCCCAATGTAATTTTGCAAACACGGGTGATGACCGAATTTGCATGGTCAACGTCCAACGACACTTCCGTCACCGATGCCGAACCCTCTTTTGCAAAAAGTGATGTGTCGTTGGCCGATGGTGTGCCCGAACCCGAACCATATTGGATGTATTTTCCAAATGCATCATTCGAGCCAATCAGATAATCCCACAATTTGTTTGTGACGATATTGAACGCCTGCGCCTTTTGTCTTATTTCACCATCCCGGATGACCTCGATGTCGAATTTGTTGTGGATTCCACAAGAAATATTATTATCCATTTTGTCCCCCTTATAGGTCGTGTATATTAATTAATGTTATGCTTGCCGTTATGTCGGGAATGTTGATGTGTTCATTTTCCATGGTGTCATAATATGTCACCGGTCGCACCGTAACGCTTGCATCAATGTCCGTGATCTCGATGTGTTCAACATCGTTCTGATGGCCTTTCCATGTCAAATCCGTGGGTGTGAATGTTTCCGTGAATGCCTTGACCATTCCCCCGGCACCCTTTAAACCGCCCTTGCCATCATATGTGACCGTAATGTCCCCGATCGCGGACGAAAAATTCGGTGTATCAATAACGATTTCCAACGTCTGTGAATCGGTTTTTGTAACGCTTGCCACCGTTCGTTCCGTCTGAATCAATCCGCCCAATGGTGTATATTCATATTCGTTCACCATAACACCGAAATGGTCCGCAATATTGGCCATTAATGCCGTGTTTGTTATGTCTTGGGTAAATTCTATACTGAATGTCATATCGTCCGAATTTGCCCCATCAGCGAACGCGGGTTGCGGTGTTGACGGTGTGACCAATCCCGTGGGTGTAAATTCCACAATGAACGATTCGGTCTGACATGACGGTGACCACAAACCGCCGGTGGCGGGTTTCGTATATTTCAACGTTAATGTGTCACCATTGGACCGGTCGAAATCATCAAACGTCAATGTCAATAATTCATCATCAACCGAAGCATTACTACATATATAATAATTGCCATCATTATCGTATAATTCAAAACACGTTGTCGGCAGGGATTCGGCGGTCTGTTCCAAATCAAATGTGACCTCGATTTCCGTTCCGCTTGTGTTCTCTATCTCAACAGGTGTTCCCGAATTGCCCTCGATAAATCTGACATATGCGGATATATCCGAAATCTCGATGTGTTCACGTTCCCTTGTATCGTAGTACGTTATGCCTTGAAACGTAACGTCTGCCGTGATGTTTGAAATCTCGATGTGTTCCGTTCCACGGGTTCCGATGCCCTCGGTGTACGAAAACAACTCATATAATTTGCCATCATCCGTCAAAATCTGCAATCCGACACGATAATCCCATGTGCAGAATGCCTTTATTGCGGTGACCGTCAATGATGACAACCCGGTGATGCTGATCTGTTCCGCATCGTACCATTCACCATCAATATATTGTCTGTAATAGAGCCCTCCTGCCATTACAAAGAAAACAGTTAAGCCCATATTCCAATTACCCCATTCACCGCTCGGACCTCTAACGACGGAGACATCTGTTACATTCGCCTGTGCCAATTCATGTTCATACTGTCCTAATGGTGTACAGAGTTTTGCTTTTAAAGCTCCCTCGGGTGTTACCCAAAACACCCAAGGGATTTTGTCCGTTATAAATTCCCATATATCTCTTGCATTATGCTTTACAGTTGAATCAAATCCTATGGAACACGCAACAGCATTTGTGGTAAATGAATAGTTATTCCAATCCATTTTTGAAAGAATTTCTGTATTTTGTGTCCATTTGATATGTAAAACATCATTACGAATATAAGCAACCCATATTTGTTCATCACCCTTGCCAAATCTCGGGTGACAAACAGCAACATCTGAATCGGTAATCCCTGCCGCTTTTACTATCCTTGATCTTTCAATAAACTCTTTATCCCGAAGCGGAATATCATGTCTTTGAATTTTCATTTGCACGGCAGGATTGGCGTTATTATCAAACGTTTGTAATTGCGAATCAAGCCTATCCGCGAGCGTAGTGTCTATATTTATCATTCATCCACCACCTCTTTTACAATCATTGTAAATCGTCCTACTGCATGTCCATCTTTCCATTCTTTCCATGTTACATCTTTTTCTATATACCCTTTAATGTCCTGTCCGTTCCACCCTGAGATCGATAAAAGTGCTCCATTGTTGGATGCATTATCCAAGGCGTCTTTATCAGCCGATGTCGGACAATATACGCTAACTGTACGCCTATGTGTTGCATCTCCTGTAGTTTGCACGTAAGGAGTCCCATCGAGAGCAATATTTGTAACTTTTTGTGATGTATATTTTCTAACGCATTCAATAACACTACCGATTGTATTTGAGCCATAAATCAAGTTAGCCATTATTACCCTCCTGCATATCCATACATTCTTTGATCTCGTTCAAGTTTCTTGGATAACTCGTCCATAGTATAATCAGCCACTCCCACAAGCTCACCTTGGTTATTAACGCCTTTTACTTCAAGTGTTCCACCGATCTGCATTTTCATTTCCTGCTTTTCTTTTTCGGTAAACGTCTTGTCGTTAGTGTCGTAAACACCAAACGCATTTGCAAGGTATTTCATATATTCTATATCGCCCTCGGCTACTGCTTCCTGCCATTTTTTCTTTTGGCTTTCTCTTGCTTGCTTCATGCTTTCTTCTGCCCTAGCTTGCTCTTCACTATTTTCGATTAGCTCAAATATCCCCTCAACAATATCTGCTAATGATTGGAATACCTTTATACCATATTCTTTTACACCGTCAAAAGCCCTCTTTAATGCTTCCCCGGGTTCTGTAAATAACAAGCCTATTCCTGCAAAAGTTTCACCTACAATATCTATCATACCTCCAAGCACTTCTCCAAGGTCTATGTCTGTAAATAGACTTATAATACCACTTGCAAGACTACCAAATCCTACGAGAATAGCCTCGATAACTTTAGGAAGAGCGGCAATAAGTCCCTTTATAATCTCGGGTAAATGTTTAATCAACTCTCCAACCATATCGATTAAAGCATCGATTATTATAGGTAGATTGTCGATTACGGCATCCATAACTCGATTGATCAAATCGGGTAGAACATCCACAATTACCATTATGATCTCAGGAAACGCCTGCGCCAACATAACAAGTAAGTCTGTAACACCTGCAATTAATTCAGGTAGACTTTGTTTTAATGCTTTTGCGATGTCCTTTATGATCTTTGGCAACTGCTTTATAATTGGCTGAAGTATCTGAGGTAACATTTTAACTATACGAGTAATAAACTGAATAATGCCTGTCACCATGCTACCCGCGTTATTAGCCAAAAAGTTTGATGCCATATTAATTAGCATTAAAATGGTATTTTCAACTGTACCCGCTATAGATTTTAATGTTTCAAGTACCCTCGGGAAAACGTCTGAAATAATACTTGGAATTCTGTTGATCAACTTTGGAATTAAAGTTTCAACTAATTTCCCGATACCTCCAAGAATTTGTTCAATTCTCGGCATAATATTATTACCCGCAGTGATCAACGATCCTACAAACTTATCGACTAAATCTCCAAAGGGCTGAGTATCATCTGCAATACCAACTAACAAATTTTGCCATGACGCTTTCATGGCTTTAACTGATCCCTCAATTGTAGATCCCGCTTCATCTGCGGTTGCTCCTGCAATTCCAAGATTTTTCTGTACAACTGAAATTGCATTAGCTATATTAGCAAACGATAAATCGCCTTCCTTTACCGAGATGTTCAATTCTTTTTGAGCATCTTTCATTTTGGAGGCTTCTCTGATTAATCGTTGCATTTCTTCTTTTGTACCACCATACCCGAGCTTTAAGTTATCAAGCATCGTATAATTCTGCTTCGAAAAACCCTGATACGCATTTTTAATAGATTCAATATCCGTACCAAATTTGTTAGCATTATCCGACATATCTTGAATAGCTCGGTCTGTTACTTCTGCCGCTTTTGCTGTATCACCTTTTAAAGATTGTATAAGGCTTGCCGAAAAACCCGTAGCAAGCTCCATATAACTGTTTGCATCCATTCCTGCAGTCTGAAACGCTTTTGCCGCGTTATCCTGCACTACTTTGGCACTATCTTTAAATAAAGTTTCAACACCGCCTATTAACTGTTCATAATTAGCATATGCATCGAGTGCAGACTTTCCAATTTTTGTTGCTACTCCCGAAGCAAGCGTTGTTCCTGCGGCAACGGCTTTACCAATTATACTAGTAACGCCGCCTATAACTTTACCCGTGGTGGATATACTAGACTTAAGCTTCGAGCCAAAACTCGAAGCTTGTTTCTCGGCATCATCAAGTCCCTTGTCATATTCCTTCTTATCAAGACCAAGGACGGCTCGTAATGTCATCGCATTCAATCCCATACTACCTCACCACCAATCCTGCGTTTTTAATTACGTCCATTGCTATTTCGTCACCCGAACGCTCCTCCTCTTCATGTTTTTCAGGGCTTATTATATCTATCCATCGTTCCGTAGATGGAATCATTAAATGCTCTGCATTTTCATAAAGGGCATCGGTAACAAAAATGCGGTATGCCATTCCTTTTTGGTACTCAACATACCTCGCCATGACATACCGCATAAATGGTTTTATTTTGTTTCTATTTCCTCTGTATTCTCCGTAACAGAGCCAAAAGACGCGTCCGAAATCTTCAAACCCTGCAACTCGAAAAAAGCCGCTATGTTTTCATCATTCAACATCTCTAAAAGTTTAGAAGGTATTTGAACAATGTTAACTTTATAGGTTTCAATCGGCT